ATGACTGCCATCATTATCAACAGGACAGCGCTCAAGGCGCTCATCGACGCCGATCCCGACTTCGAGCTGCAGCTAAAGGGCGCAGTGATCGCCGAAATTGGTCGGCGCTTCTTCGAGAAAGACGCTAAGCGCGTCATCGCAGCGGCCGAGCCCGAGCTATTTGCGCATGCGCTGAACAGCCTTCAACAGGATCACGAAATCCTCGTGCTGATCCAGAAAGCGCTGACGGCATCGATCGTGCATCGCGACCAGGGTTACTGGAACCGCGTTAAGCTGACCCCCGAAATCCAGAAGCTCATCAACGAGGCGGTCGAGAACACGAAACGGCGCGCGATACAGGATGCCAGCATGCAGGTTGGCAATGCCTACTCAGCAGAGATCCAGAAAGCCGTCGACGCCCGGCTCTCGAAAGCCAACGTCGAGGAGCTGATCGCAAAACGGGTCGATCGCCTTGCCGACGAATACATCAACGCCCGCGCCAACGAACTGTTCAACGCGCGTGTCGCAAAGCTCAAGGAGGCAATGTCGTGAGCATGTTTTCCCGAGTCGAGGGTGGCCAGGTCCTCCTCACCCAGCGTGGCGTCTATACCGAAGCCGAACTCTACAAGCGCGGCGAGGATCTCTTCGTCAAACTCAAGAGCGGCTTCGCCCGCCTGCTGACCACCAACAACACGACGGCGGCAAACGTCCGCTGGAAGGAGATCGAGGGCGTCGACTTTTCGACCACCTCCGATGGACCCAGGTTGACGGTCACCGCACCGCCGGCTGCCCAGGTCCAGCGCCGCAAGCTGAGGGCGATCTGATGGCCAGCGAACTCGCCGACGTCCAGCTGCTGCTGCGCCACACGCCCAAGCCTGGATCCAAGTCCATCGCTTTCGCCAGGGACAGCGACGATCTCAAGAACGAACCGATCTTCCTTCCGAGGAAGGAGATCGAAATCCACGACACCGGCCGCAAGGAAGCCGGCCTTCCGATCATCACCGTGACCATGCCTGAGTGGCTGGCCGTAGACAGGGAACTCGTTTGATGTCTGGCTTGAGCGCCTACACCTGCACACCGCGGCAGATCCGCCGCTACATTATTCGCTGCATGAAGGCCCGTCGGGTGCCCTTCATCAAGTCCTCGCCGGCCATGGGCAAGAGCGCCCTGGTCGCTTCAATTGCGGCCGAATACGGCTTGATGCTGATCGACCATCGTCTGTCGACATCGACCCCCGAAGATCTGTCCGGACTGCCGAAGTTCATCACGACCGTCAACGGCGTCGAGAAGGCCAGCTTTGTGCCTTTCGACTTCTTCCCAGTCGAGGGCGACGAACTGCCGCTGCTGCCGGGTGAAACCGAACGCAAGTTCAACGCTGCTGGCCAATGCACCAACTGCTACCAGGGCTGGTTGGTGTTCCTGGATGAGTTCAACTCGACCGCCAAGGCAGTCCAGGCAGCAGCCTACAAGCTGGTTCTCGACAAGATGACTGGCCAGGCAAAGCTCCACCAGAACGTCGTCATCGTTGCCGCCGGCAACCTGGCTACTGACCGGGCCATCGTAAATCCGATCGGGACTGCCATGCAGAGCCGGCTGATCCACCTGAAGATGGTCCTTGACCACACGGAATTCATGGAAGACGTGGCCTTCAAGTACGGCTGGGATAGCCGGATCATCGCCTTCCTGAACTACAAGAAAACGGCCCTGCACGATTTCCGCCCGGACCATAACGACGAGACCTTCTGCTCGCCGCGCACCTGGGAGTTCATGAACGACCTCATCCGAGGCGAAGAGGTGAAGGAAGAAGATGCCGCGCTCTATGCCGGCACCATCACCTCCGGCACGGCGGTCGAGTTCATCACCTTCACCAAGGTGTTCAACGACCTGCCGACGATCAAGGAGATCACCGAGGATCCGCTGGCTGCCAAGCTGCCGGCCGACTCGGCGACCAAGTACGCCACCATCACCCACCTGATGGAGCATGCCAACGACGACAACTTCACCCCGATCACCGAATACGTGACCCGGCTCGGCGGCGATTACCGCGTGCTCTTCTTCCGTGGCCTCATGGTTCAGAAGCCCGATCTGAAGAAGCACCTGGCGTTCCGCCGCGCCCTGGTCGAGCTCTCAAGGTATCTGCACGATGATCTCGCAGCAGCTGCCTAGCGGGAAAGTCGGGCAATACGACCCGAGGCTCGGCCGAGTGCGTACCCACACCGACGACTTCTACGATCACCGGAAGCTTGTGCTGGAGAAAATCCAGCACTCGCTCCTGGTCGAGAAAAGGCGAAAGAAATGACCACTCAAGAGAAAATCTGGCGCACTGCCGACGGAAAAGCCATCCCACTGGAGGAATGTACAAAAGACCAGCTGCTGGCGCGGTTTCGTCATGTCGTGGGTACGCATAGCGACAAGCTGCACGAGATGAATGCTGCTCGGGACGCTTTGCTCAAACGCTGCAACGATCATCGTAAGGCCAAGGCTCTTGCCAATGCCCGCGCCGACCGTGCCGAGACCGCTATGCGGACCTTGCTCGACATCTTCACGCAGGGGAAAGTGCCATGACCGACCTCGACTACGGGATGCTCGATCGCGAGTTCGATCGAACCAAGACGAAGGTGTTTCTGGGAAAGAGTGCAGCTTTCCTGGGCTCGATCATGTGCTCCATGAATTTCTCGTGGACAACAGACATCGAGACCGCCTGCACGAACGGCGTGAACCTGTGGTGGAACCCGTATTTCTATCTGGCTTTGCCGCCGGAGACGCGGGTCACCATCCTGGTTCACGAGCTCAAGCACCCGGCTCACCTGGACATGCTTCGGCGTGGAACCAGGGAGCCAGAGCTCTGGAACTATGCGGCCGACATCCGGATCAACAATGATCTGATCGATGAAGGCTACAGCTTCAAGGGCTTCAAGCCCTGGTTCAACTTCGACTATCGCGGCTGGGTCACCGAGGACATCTATGATGACCTCTTCCAGAAGCGCGAGGAGCTGATCGCGCAGATGATCCTGACTGGTCAGCAGGGTCCGGCGCCGACAGGCATACCGGCCCCCTGGCTCATCAATCCGATCACCAACCGGGCAGATAAGGGCGACCTGGTCGAGCCAGAAGAGACCGACATCAAGGGCGCCCTGGCGCACGAGATCCTCAACAAGGTCGTTTCGGCCAGTCACCAGGCGACGTTGGCCGGCGAGAAATTGCCGGGTGACATCGAGGTCACGCTGAAGCGGTTCCTGCAGCCCAAGCTGCCGTGGGAAACCATCCTGTTCAACTTCTTCAACGAGTTGGCCAAGTGCGACTACACCTGGGCGCGTCCGAACCGGCGCTACCAGGACGTCTACCTGCCGTCCCTCCAGGAGGAGAATGGCGGGCTCGATCACATCGCCTACTTCCTGGACGTCTCCGGCTCGATCTCCGATGGTGACATCATCCGTTTCCACTCGGAATTCAAATACGTCAAGGAGCACTTCGAGCCCGAGAAAATGACGATGCTGCAGTTCGATACGATCATCCAGAAGAGCGAAGAGTTCATGAAGGAGGATCCGTTCGAGGAGACGCACGTCATCGGCCGCGGCGGCACGGATCTATCCCCCGTCCGGGCCTGGATTCTCGAGCACAAGCCGACAGCTGTCGTCGTGTTTTCGGATCTCCAGTGCGACGTGATGGAAGAGCTGCCGATCAGCCAGAAGGTGCCGATCATCTGGATCGCCCTGAACAACCACAAAGCCAAGGTGAACGAAGGTCAACTCGTCCACCTGAGAGAGTAGCGAAGGTCCGAAGGTGCTCTACGGACGCTCCCAGACGCGGGGAAAGCAGGCACTAAGCGTCGAGTCGACAGACGGCGCCGGTTAGAACCTCACCGGCATTTTCCTTAATAATCACGGAGATTTTCCATGGACTGGCGGTCCTACTTCTACGGCTTTGCCCGTCATGCAGCCCTCAAGTCGAAAGACTCGACCCAGGTGGGCGCTGCTCTCGTCGGCCCCGACAATGAGATCCGTCTCACCGGCTTCAATGGCCCTCCCCGCGGCGTTGTCGATTCCGACGCTCGCCGGCGGCGGCCGACCAAATACCTCTATGCCTCCCATGCCGAGGCCAACCTGATCGCTTTCGCGGCCAGGGAGGGCATCCGCACCAAGGACTGCACCGTCTACGTCACGCATTCGCCCTGCGCTGCCTGCGCCCGGACACTCATCCAGGCCGGCATCAAAAGGGTTGTCGTGGGCAACGGTGCTTTCGGTACGCCCAATGGCTGGAACGAAGAGACCGAAGCGGCATCGCGGATGTTTTCCGAGGCCGGCGTCGAGCTCACGAATTTCGTCTGCACCGAGTTCGCCTGATGCCCCCCAGACCACAGATCCGAACAGCATCTCCGGTTCTGAAGCAAGTCTTCATGGAGATGCACCTTCAGGGGGTCACCCAGCACAACATCGCCGAATGGCTGAGCAGCAGCCAGCAGCGCGTCAACGAATGGAGCCAAGGCAAAGTCGAGCCAGGTGTGATGACCGTCGAGGCCATCTGTCGAAAGCTCGGCTACCGACTGGCTCTCGAACCGATCGAGGAGAGAAAAAGTGCCTAATCACCGCCCCAGCTACAAGCCTGGCTTCGCCGAGGACCAGATCCCGCTTCCCCTGCCATGGCTCAACAAGGTCGCTCCCTGGGCGATCCTCGCTCTCGGGTTCGTCGTCTGGGCGATCGTCCTCTGGAGGAGGTTCCATTGATTTGAATCAGGTGCCTGACTGACCTCCCCTGGAACCTCCTGGCCGTCCACTTAACGGCAACGCTTGTTGGCTCGATCACGCACCTGGATCGGGGCGTGGACAGGCCAGGAGATCGGGTCAGACCAACAGCGCCTCGATTGCAGGCAGGAATGCCCCAGCCCAGATCTGCTGCCCAGCATCGTTGAAATGCACGATGTCGGCATAGTAGTTCGCCGAATAGGACGACAGTTCCGGGATAGCCGCCAGATCGACCAGGACCGCACCGGATTTCAGCGAGGCATAGTTGGCTCGCAGCCAGGTGTTGTAATCGATACGCGCCGTGCCGCTTTCCGTCGAGCGGAAGGGGCAGGTAGCCACAATAAGCGACTGGCTGGCATTAAGACCCGAACAGTACGTCTGCAGGTCAGCCTGCGCCTGAGCAGCTGTGCGGCTGGCCGTGAAGTCATTGATCGCCGGCCCACCCATGACGACGATGTTCTTCGTGTAGGCGGCATTGTAGTTGGCTGCAATTCGTGCCGCCACGTTGGTCGCCATTGAATTGAGCAATTGACCGCCAATGCCCATATTGATGGCGTGAGCGGGCTTGCTCAGCGAGTTGAGAACACGCTTTGGCCAGGTCTGGTTCAGCAGATGGCCAGAACCTTCTGTACGGCTGTCCCCGTCAAAGATGATCAGATTGTTAGCCGAGGTCCGCACGTTGCATTGCGCGTAAAGAGCGGCTTCGACCAGAAGACACTCGGCATCCGAAAGGGTTCGATTGTAGATGACGCATGCCAGGAGATCGAACTCACCGTCAAAGCTCGCAGTCGAGCTGTGGTGACCAAAAGCAATGCCCTGCACCGTGCCGGCCGCTGGAGCCGTAGCAACCAGCTGTGTCGAACCATTGATGCCAAACTGCTTGCCGGTGGGTCCGCCTCTCCAGCGGATCACCTGTGGCTGAATGAGCGGCATTTTGCGGGTCGAGATGAACGGCGTCGTGTTGTTGCCCCGGATGCCGACGTTGTTCGACTGGGTGAACAGCGACAGCGTCGTCGCCGTGTCAGGCTGGCAGGTATAATAGTTATCGTTGAACGAGAACGACGGGACGATCAACAGGAATTGAGTGAAGGCCGACTTTTCTGTCACTGGCCCGCTCGATACGCCCATGTATTTCGACTGCACACCGACTGCGAGAGGCGAGCTGTCAAAATGGACGGCCGGCATAACGCCATTGATCAGCAGATTGCTGGCCGCTGGCTGATTGGCTTTTGTCGCCTGGAGAGGATGGTTTCCGCTGCCCGTCTGATCGTAGAGGGCCTTCCAACGGTGAGACGAAAGAGTGAGCCCCGACACGTCGGCGAACTTGGAACCAAAGGAGATATCCCCCTCGACATCGTCGGAGATCCGCTGAACCTTCCCCATGGCTCCGCTATAGTCGGAGACCAGCTTCGAGGTTCCGACCACGAACGTTGGCGCACCGACCGATGTGGGTAGGAACACCGGATCAGGAGCAGGTGCCCCAAACAGATTTAAAATCGGGGAACCCGATAACCTTCCAGGGCGCCCGAGCATCAGACCTTGCTCACGTCCGTGATGTACAGATTGCCGACGCCCGTCACGGCCATGGCCGAGAGCTTACAGCCGTCCGGAATGTCGATGTATTCGTAGACGCCGGCGGTCACCGGGAAACCGTTAGACGCTGAAACCACAGGAGTGGGGCCGACCAGAACCAGGCAATTCACATCCGCCTGGATCCTGACCACGCGATCGGCGTCGACCGGATTGACCGCCGTGTCTCCATGGCCACTCGACGCCGCCGGCGAAGTGGTGAGTGCCAGTTTCTCAGTCGCCCCGAGGCGGTAGGATGTGCTGTCCATAGATTATCTCCATAATTAGGGGATAATCATACATCGCTTCGCTTGAAAATGCCAACGAGATAATCGCAGAAAATGCGTCACTCAACCGTGCCGTGTGTCAAGAACGTCATGCGCGAACCAATAACAATATAATCTTGTAGTAACACGGATATGTGATTGAAAAGCTTGCCTTAGTCTGATTAATCCGCCGCTTCGATTATCCCCCCGGAGCTCGCCCGAAATGACAATATCCATTTTGACTAATATTCCCCCGCCTTCGGATGCCCCAATCATCATTCGCAAGAAGGCATTCAAACAATGCGCCGACTGCCCCTGGTCACCTGATGTCGCCAAGCGACTGCACCGGAAGAAGCTTTGCGCCAACCATTTCACCATCCTCAAGGAACTACTGGACAAGGAAGCTATGAATGGACAATCCCTGGAAAGATCGGGAGTGCTTCTACCGATATGAGGACTATCTCGAAGGCACTGGCTACACAGATGTCTGTGGGGAATATGTCCACACTGGCTCCAGGCTGCGCATACGAGTGCATGCTTTCCCGGTAATCAAGCACACCCCGAAGGGTGTCTGGCTGCGCGGCTACGGAGGCGAGCCCAGGTTCGTCCTCCATAGCGCCCACAAGCGCTACGCCGACGCCACCGTCGAGCGCGCCCTGGTCAGTTTCAAGGCCAGGAAGCTGCGCCAGCAGCAGATCTATGAAGCCCGGGCCAACAATGCCGCGGCAGCTATCAAGCTGGCCGAGCACAACCAGAGGTCACCGAGCTCATTTGGTGGATTCTATCTCTGAAAAATCGTTGAATCTCGGGAACAAAAATCCCCGATAATGATTCGCGTCAGCTGTCAACCATATTGACATGCGCCCACAATAAACTGTGCGTTTTCGAACATAAAGGGATTGCTAACGCCCGGAAAATGGCGTTTATTTCTCGCAGTTCGGGTGACCGAGTCAGAGCGAGGTGTCTCTAAGTCCTTGTGGCTTAAGCACTTTGCGGCGTCTAGCGATGTTGACCCACTGCGAGACGGCACATGAAGTTACTTGAGCTAATCCTTCTGGAGGGATCCAAGGTCCTCCGTTCACTAGGCCAGTGGACGGAGGATTTCTTTTCTCGGGTGTATAAAAATCACATCATAATCAGGAACACAATTATCCACACCCACATTATCCACAGGCGCGACAAAATGACTGCCATAATAAGAGCAGCGCTCCAGCCGGTGGCCCCCTCCCTGGCGTTCCACAGTATCTTGGGTTAATATCTAGATAATCCTCGACTTAATCCATAAAATGGTCGAAGGGTAATTGAAGATAACCAAGGAATTGAGAAACTCAAAATGACAAAGGGATATCGTAGAAAAGCCGATGACGCCGAGATCGTGAGGCTCAACAACATCGGGCTCTCGCTCACCAGCATCGGGGAAAAGCTGGGCGTGCATCACACGACCATCAAGTATCGACTGGACGCTCTCGGCATTGCGCCGGCAGACACCCGTCGCTCCTTCATGGAGGACATATTCGAGGCGCTGCCACTCCAGCAGCAGCAATGGCTGATGGACCAATTGGGGCCGGGACATTCAGTCAAGGAGTTCGTCAGGTCACTTCTGATCAAGGAATTCATGGGTCGAGCGGCGTCGATCCCAGGTTCGTGATTATCAAGTGATTAACTTTTAGATTTTCGTGATTCTCGCTTGACAAAATAATCAAAATCTTAAAGGTTCGAGCATAGAACCACAGTGCATGATTCTGCTGGCCAGGGGACAGGGACAGTTGGTCGCAGATAAACCCAATAGGAGTTAACAATGAGCGAACAAGCAACGAGGGAGGCGCCGACTGTCCTCACTCAACGTTTGGTCTTCGACGACAATGAGATCCCGGCCTTCCTGAAGAAGGATCGTCCGGGTCCGAAGTCGGTTCAGATCGAGGAGCCTGCGGCGGCCCCTGCAATCAGCGAGCCGACCAACGAGAGCATCGTAGTGGTGGATAAGACCCCTGCGGCCCAGGAAGCGCCTGCCGAGTTCGTCAAAGAGGTCCAGAACCCGATCATCGAGGCGGGAGCCGTGATGACCGGCCATGGCATCGCCGACGGAAATGGCTCGGACAATCCCGACGAACCAACGATCGAGGATCTGCAGCGTCAGCAGCAGGAGATCGATCAGAAGATCCGGGAGAAGCGCGAAGCCGAGAAGCGTTCGGTGATCGAGCAGATCGTGAGCGTGGTCAACACGTACAAGATCCCGGTCGAGGAGCTCGTCGAAGCCCTGGGCGGCATCAAGGTCAAGCGCAAGGGCGTCAAAGCCAAGCCGAAGTACAAGGACCCGGCCACCGGCCAGATCTGGTCCGGCCGCGGCAAGGAGCCTGCCTGGATCAAGGGCAAGGATCGGAAGCCCTTCGAACTCTAATAACTGCCCCGCCTACCTGGCGTATAGAGAGACCCCGGCAACGGTTTGTTGACCGGGGTTTTCTTTGCCTGGTTCCCACAGTCCCCAGCATAAGCAAGACTCAAACCATGAGCCTAATGATTTCGCCGAGCACGGCATACAACCTCAACGACGATCAGAAGAAGGCCGGTGACGGCTTCTTTGAATTCCTCTTCAGCGATGCGAAGGAGTTCATCATCTCGGGTCCGGCCGGCGTCGGCAAGACGTACCTGATGAACTACATCATCGACAACACGATGCCCCGCTATTTCGAAATGTGCAAGCTCATGGGCGTCAAGCCCGAGTACACCGAAGTGGTGATGACGGCGACAACCAACAAGGCGGCTGACGTGCTCTCCAAGGCCGTCAACAGGCCGACCCAGACAGCCTGCTCATTCTTCAACGTCGTCGTCCGCGATGACTTCACGACGGGCATCTCCTCGCTGAAGCGCACCAACAAATGGAAGGTGCATCAGAAGATGATCATCTTCGTCGACGAGGCGTCGATGGTCGACACTGCCCAGTGGCAGATGTTCCATGAGGCAACCCTGGACTGCAAGCTGGTCTATGTCGGCGACAAATATCAGCTGCCGCCGGTCCAGGAGGATCTGTCGCCGATCTACAAGCACAGCGCCCCGATCGTCGAGCTCCTGACGCCAGTCCGCAATGCCGGCCAGCCGGCTCTGATGGCGGTCTGCCAGCAGCTGCGCGAGACTGTCGCCACCGGCATCTTCAAGCCGATCCGGCCAGTGCCTGGCGTCATCGATCACATGACCGGCCCGCAGATGCAGGCCGAGGTCGACCGGCTGTTCAAGCAGCAGACCCATGAGGCCCGTATCCTGGCGTTCACCAACAAGCGGGTGATCGAGTACAACGACCACATCCGCGCCATGCGCCACCTGCCCGTGACGTTCACGAAAGGCGAGCTCCTGGTCAACAACAGCCCGCTGCATTGCAAGAACTCGATGCTGGCGGCCGAGATGGAAGTCGAGGTTCTCAGGAACCATGGTTCGAGCCAGGTGGTCGTGGATCAGAAGCATGACGTCTACCTCGATGTCGACGTCATCGACCTGATGGACTCGCTCGGCGTCGTCTACAACAACGTGCCGTTCCCGACCAATCGCACCCACTTCGAGGGGCTGCTCAAATACTACGGCCAGACGAAGAATTTCGAGAGGAAATATTTCCTCAAGAACAACTTCGCCGACCTGCGGCCCCGTGACGCTTCCACTGTCCACAAGTCTCAGGGTAGCACCTACGAGACAGTCTTCGTGGACATCGGTAATATCAGCACCTGCAATATTCCAAGCCTCGTGGCCCGGATGCTCTACGTCGCGTTTTCGCGAGCACGCACTCGGGTTATCCTGTTCGGAGACTTGGCTGGAAAATATGGAGGCCTCGACCTCTCGTAAGAAAGGATCCCCCATGGCCGGCGACAACCGACTCTTCAACACCGTCACCGCCCTCTTGAACATCCTGTTCGAGAAGGAGGAAGCCCAGATCACCAAGCGCACCAACAAGATGATCGCCAAGAACATCTCGCTCGGTGGTTCGGGTGACGGCTTCCGGCACATGGGGGAAGTCTACTCCGAGCTCTCCGGCGTCGGCCGGAGGCGCGGCAACTACTCGATGCTGAACCAGAGACTGGTCGGCGAGATGGACGCCATCCTTGCCGAGCGCAAGGCGTTCAGAAACGAGCGGGACCGCATCCGCCAGGCATTTACAATGGTGCTGCGGGACTGCCGGACGTTCCAGGACATGCGCGATGCGCTGCCCAATTGCGTCAAGGATCTGATCCCCGAATGCCGCCACCTGGAGAGAACCAGGCCCGAGGCGTTCACCTTGGCAGATAATCCGAGATCATATACACAGTATATGCAGCTGCGTGAAAAAATAGAATTTTACGTCGCCTCTCGGCTGCTTTATTAAGATAATCCCCCAAGGATAATCGACCGGTTTCCAGGGTCAGGCTTACTGCCGCCTTATGTCGGGCATTTTGCCGCCCGATCGCCAGCAGCAGGACAGAGTCTGTCCGGACGGGCTGCCTGCCCCTGGTGGCCGGTCGATTCAGGAATAGAGAAACGATGGACTATCTGACATTCGGCGAGGAACGAGCCTCCTATCGCATCTGCATTCTCGTCAACGACATCCACCGGGACGAGATCTTCAAGCACTATATCAAGCCCTTTGGCCTCAGCGAGGCCGAGGTTCTCGTGATTCGCACTCACCAGGCACCCGGCAAGAAGAAGACGCCGGCGGCCGAAATGAAAGCCTGGATCGCCGAGGAGCTGGCTCCGGTCCTGAACGATCTACATGTCGGCTACCTGCTGGTCGCTGACGGCGAATATTTCAAGACCCTGACCAAGAAGCCGAGCGTCGACAAGGCGCTGGGCTACGTGCTCGACACCGAGTTCGGCGACTGGAAGGTCACCTATGTGCCCAACTACCGCACGGTCTTCTTCGACCCGATCAAGATCCCGCCGAAGATCGCCCAGGGCATCAATGCGCTGAAGAGCTGGCGAGAGGGAACCTACCGGGATCCAGGCGTCGACATCATCAAGTTCGCCGCCTACCCGAAAACCTACGAGGAGATCTCCAACTGGCTCGACAAGCTGCTGGAGATGGACGTCGACCTGGCGATCGACATCGAAGGCTTCTCGCTGAAGCACTACGATTGCGGCATCGGTACGATCTCATTCGCCTGGAACAAGTTCGAGGGCATCGCCTTCGCTGTCGACTATGAACCAATCGAAGGAGCAACCGAGGCGCCGTTCGGTCGCAACGTCCGCAATGACGCTGTCCGGGCGCTGCTGGCAGAATTCTTCCGCAAATACCTGCGCAAGGCGGTCTATCACTCGATCGCCTTCGACGTTTACGTCCTGATCTACCAGCTGTTTATGGATCACCTGCTCGACAACGAGGGGCTTTTGCGCGGGCTGGATATCATGCTGCGCAACTGGGACTGCACCAAACTCATCTCCTACCTGGCGACCAACAGCTGCGCCGGTAACCGGCTAAGCCTCAAGGACCAGGCCCAGGAGTTCGCTGGGGACTACGCCCAGGAAGAGATCAAGGACATCTGCAAGATCCCGCTGCCGCAGCTGCTGCAGTACAACCTCGTCGACACTCTCGGCACCTGGTTCGTGTATGAAAAGAACCAGCCGAAGATGGTCGCCGACGATCAGCTCGACATCTACCAAACAATATTCAAGCCGGCCATCGTGGACATCGTCCAGATGCAACTGACCGGCATGCCCCTCGACATGGAACGTGTCCGAGTAGTCAAGGGGCTCCTCCAGGCCGACAATGATTCGGCCGTCGCCAGGATGCGGAGCAATCCGCTTCTGGGAGCACTGGAATATCATCTCAGGGAAGAGCACGTCCGCAAGCGGAACGAGAAGCTCAAGACCAAGCGCATCTCGATCAACGATGATGAGTGCGCCGCGGTGGTGTTCAACCCGGACTCAGATCCGCAGCTCCAGTATTTCCTGTACGATCAACTCGGCTTGCCGGTCATATCAAGAACCAAGAACAAGCAGCCGTCGACAGACGGGGACACACTCGCATCCCTTAAGAACCACACCAAAGACCCCAAGGTCCTCGCCTTCCTGGAGGCGCTGATCGACTACAATGCGGTCTCGAAGATCCTGACCAGCTTTATTCCAGCCATGGAACAGGCCCAGATGGGCAATGATGGCTGGTATTATCTGTTCGGGTACTTCAACCTCGGCGGCACGGTTTCGGGCCGGCTCTCATCGAGCAAGCCCAACCTCCAGAACCTGCCCGCCAACTCGAAATACGCCAAGCTGATCAAGAGCTGCTTCAAGGCGCCTCCTGGCTGGCATTGGTGCGGCATCGACTTCTCGTCCCTTGAGGACCGGATCTCGGCGCTAACAACCAAGGACCCGAACAAGCTCAAGGTCTACACCGACGGCTATGACGGTCACGCCATGCGGGCAGTCGCCTACTGGGGCGACGAGATGCCGGAGATCGACCCAGAGGACGTTCAAAGCGTCAACTCGATCGCCGACAAGGGCCATGCCAACTACAAAAAATATGGCCATTTCCGTCAGGACAGCAAGGTTCCAACCTTCGCTCTCACCTATGACGGGACCTGGATGGCGATCATGGCCCAGGCCGGCATGCCGGAAGCCAAGGCCAAGAAGGTCGAGGCGCAATACCATGAGCTCTACAAGGCCTCCGACGAGTGGAAAGCCAAGAAGCTCGACCAGGCCACTGTCGACGGCTACGTCGTTGTGGCGTTCGGCCTCAAGCTCAGGACCCCTCTCCTGCATCAGGTCGTTCGTGGGACCTCCAAGACGCCTTTCCAGGCGGAAGCGGAGGGACGCACGGCCGGCAATGCCATGGGACAGTCCTGGTGCCTGCTCAACACCCGTGCCGGCACCGAGTTCATGGGCAAGGTCCGCAAGAGCGAGTTCCGTCACAGGATCAAGCCCTGCGCCCAGATCCATGACGCCCAGTATTTCCTGGTCAAGGATGACATCGACGCCATCCACTACGCCAACACCCATGTGGTCGAGGCGTGCAAATGGCAGAACCATCCCGACATCTGGCATGACGAAGTCAAGCTCGGTGGCGAGTTCGGCATCTTCTACCCGGACTGGACCCAGGAGGCGGTTATCCCCAACGATGCCAGCCCCGACGAGATCCTGGAGGCATTCCAGAAACACTTCTGGAAGGTCAACGAAAAGCTTGCCGCATAAGGCTTTGGGGCCGGGAGGGAAACTTCCCGGCCTCATTATCTTTGAATATCCCACAATAAACTGTGGCAGAAAATCGAGATAACCGTCTTTCATAAAAACCGTGAAGGTTTATGAGTCGTCGTCAACAGCGACTCTCTCGACGGATTTCGAGACACAACACCGAACCGCATGTGGATTTGGTCTGGCTTTTATTATCAAGCCGGTCTACGTTCATTATGTTCAAAATCTTTTGGAGATAATCCCAACATGACCTCGAAATCGCATTTCTGGTTGGTGTCCGCTCAGGTGGTCACCGGCAACAAGAAGGGCCACGAAAACCGCAACAGCATGAACGCGCTGCTCAACACCGAGAAGGGCGTCGTCACCCGCAACGACCTGGCCAGGGCGCAGCGTGCGGTCCTCGGCCGCTTCACCACGAGCTGCCCGCAGATCCCCGGCCACGAGATCACCGACGTGTTCATGATGGGCATCAGCCACCTCGGCGAGATGACCCAGGAGGAATTCCACGCGGGCTTCAACGACGTTGCCACGGCCACCGCAGAGCCGGCAAACCAGGCCGGCTGACATGAACGTCCCGGCCAACCCCAAGCAGATCTACGGGGATAAGAAGCCGCCTCTGGCTTACATTCCGCTGTCAGCCCAGCTGGCAGAGCTGGAGGCGTTCGTTGACGGGATGTTCAAGTACGGCCCGCTCAACTGGCGGGAAAACCCGGTCGAGGCCATGACCTATATCGAGGCGGCGATGCGGCACCTGCAGCTCTACAAGGTCGGCGAGGAGATCACCAGGGACACCCTGGTTCAAAACCTCGGCGCCGTCAGGGCCTGCTGTGGCATCATCATCGATTCCGCCGCCCATGGCACGCTGATCGACAACCGCCCGAAGTCCCAGTTTGAAGCGGATCTGCTTCATCAGGGTGAGGACTGGATGGCTCGGCTCAAGCAGACCCAGCTCGAACGGGAACGCTTGAAAATGGAAGCCTTCATAAAAGGCCTCTGATTTTCAGATAATCGTTGCAATAATGAGCCAAGGGGATATTCTTTAATCCCCTTGGTGAAATGCGCCCAAAATTCACCAGATAATCCCCTTCGAGGACAAGATGCGACTGACGAACATTCACGGCATTAGTTTGCCGTTGGCGGTCTGGCTGCTCAACGACGAATACGACTACATCAACGAGCCGAACTACATCTCGGCGACCAGCCTTCTCAAGAGCACCCGCCAGCTGGTTCTGTCCCGCAGGGTGATCCAGGAAGATCGGGAGATGGACCTGGCTGATCTGCTGGCTTCCCGTATGGGTGCCGCGATCCATGACTCGCAGGAAAAGGCCTGGCGCCAGAACGGCCAGGCCGCGATGAAGCGCCTCGGCTACCCCGAGCAGATCTGGAGCAACATCGCCATCAACCCGACCCCGGACGAGGTCGATGCCAACCCCAACATCATCCCGGTCTGGATCGAGCAGCGCTCGTTCCGCGAGATCGACGTCGATGGCGTCATCTACAAGATCGGCGGCAAGTTCGACCAGGTGATCTCCGGCCGGCTCTTCGATACCAAGACGACGTCGGTCTATTCCTACCTGCTGGGTCGCAAAGACAACGACTACGCCATGCAGGGCGGCATCTATCGCTGGCTCAATCCCGAGCTGATCACCGACGCCCACATCTTCATCCAGTTCGTTTTCACCGACTGGCAGGCGGCGCGGTCCAGGGGCGACGATGGTTACCCAAAGACCAAGACCCTCGAATACCCCGTCGAAATGCCGTCGCTCGCCGACACCGAGGAATACATCCGCGGCAAGGTCAGGGAACTGATCCGCTACGGCACCCGTCCCGATGAGGAGATCCCTCACTGCACCGACAAGGAGCTGTGGAAGGGAGAGACGGTCTACAAATACTATTCGGACCCCAGCAAAACCAGCGGCCGAGCCACTCGAAACTTCGATGGCGACAAGGCCGAGGCCCACCGCTTCATGGCGTCGAAAGGCGGCAAGGGCGTTGTCGTGGCCATTCCCGGCGAGGTGAAGGCTTGTGGCTACTGCGCCGCCTTCAACGTCTGCAAACAGAAGGATCTCTACTTTGTCGCCTGATCTCGATCTATCAACCGTCTCCCACCATCCGGCGCTGGAGGAAATTGTCGACATCCTTTGCTCGAAGACCCAGAACACCGATCGGGGCTTCTTCCGCACTGAGGTCGCATACTTCTTCGCCAAGATGGCAGCGACCATGCGAGCCACGATCCAGACCAAGGACCGCGGCGAAATGCCGGTGAACATCTATGCCCTGGCTCTGGCGACGTCCGGCTACGGCAAGGGTCACTCGGTCAACATCATGGAGGAGGAATTCCTCGCCGGGTTCAAGCAGCGCTTCATGCAGGACACCTTCCCGGTGATCGCCGAGCAAGGCCTGTGGGACATCGCCAATGGCAACGCTGCCCGCAACGGCACCGACCAGCAGGAGGAGTTCGACAAGGTCTCCAAGGAGTTCCGCAAATACGGCGCCTATCCGTTTACCTTCGACTCCGGCACGGCACCGGCGGTCAAGCAGCTGCGCCAGAAACTGCTCATGGCCTTGTGCGGCAGCGTCAACCTGCAGATCGACGAGATCGGATCCAATCTGATCAAGGAGACTGAGCTGCTGACCCTGTTCCTGGAGCTTTACGACCAGGGCCTGGTCAAGCAGAAGCTGATCAAGAACACCACCGACCAGGAGCGGGCCGAAGAGCGGGAAGGCAAGACGCCGACCAACATGCTGCTGTTCGGCACACCGGCCAAGCTGTTCGATGGCTCGGCCACCGAGGATGAGTTCTACTCATTTCTCGAGACCGGTTATGCGCGGCGCTGCATCTTTGGCTACGGCGTCCACAACAACCGCTCGAACCAGAACCAGACGGCTGAGGAGATCTTCGTCTCCCTCACCCAGCCGAAGAATGAGGTCCTGGTCGAAAAGTGGCAGCGCCATTTCTACACGCTGGCGGATCCTGCGATCCACGGCTGGAAGATGGAAGTCCCGGACTCTGTCTCGATCGCTCTGCTGGCCTATCGCCTGGAGTGCGAGAAGGCAGCCGACAGGATGTCCGACCACGAGGAGATCAAGAAGGCCGAGCTGAACCACCGCTACTCCAAGGCCATCAAGCTNAGCCGACAGGATGTCCGACCACGAGGAGATCAAGAAGGCCGAGCTGAACCACCGCTACTCCAAGGCCATCAAGCTGGCCGGCGCCTATGCCTTCATCGACGGATCCACCGAGGTCCTGATGGAGCACCTGAACGCCGCCATCAAGCTGGTCGAGGAGTCGGGTGCGGCATTCCAGACGATCCTCAGCCGCGAGAAGACCTACGTGAAGCTGGCGAAGTACATCTCCAGCATCGGCACGGAAGTGACCCACGCCGATCTGCTGGAGGCCCTGCCCTTCTACAAGTCCAGCAAGCAGGCCCGTGACGAGATGATGACCCTGGCGACAGCCTGGGGCTACAAGAAGCACATCATCATCAAGAAGGAGTTTGCCGACGGCATCGAGCTCTTCAAGGGCGAGACGCTGCAGGAGACCGATATCGAAAAGATCATCGTCTCCTACTCGAACCATTGGGCATACAGCTACCTGCCCGAGGAAGTCCCGTTCGACAAACTCTTCATGCTGACCCAGATGCCGGAATACCACTGGGCAAATCACCACTTCAAGGGCGGTCACCGCGCCGAGGAGAACGTGCTCGCCGGCTTCAACATGATCGCCATCGACGTGGACGGCGGAACGACCCTGCAGGCGGCTCACGAGCTGCTGAAGGATTACAAGTTCCTGACCTACACGACGAAGCGTCACACCGAGGAAGAGAACCGGTTCCGGCTCATCATGCCGACCAACTACCGGCTCGACCTCGATAGCGACGAATACAAGGAGTTCATGAACAACGTCATGTCCTGGCTGCCGTTCGCGACCGACGAGTCGGCCAACCAGCGATCCAAGAAGTGGGAAAGCTTCGCAGACGGCGCCTACCACTACAACCTGGAGGGCGAGATCCTCGACGTTCTGCCGTTCATTCCGAAGACCAGCCGGAACGAGGCCTACAAGCAGAGCAACAAGGACCTTGGCTCGCTCGACAACCTGGAGCGCTGGTTCGCTACCAGGATCGCCAGCGGCAACCGCAACAACCAGATGATCAAGTACGCACTTTGCTTGGTCGATGCCGGTTGGGATCTGCCGACGGTGCGGGACGGGGTCAAGTCGTTCAACAAGAAGCTGCGCGACAGCCTGACCGAAGCGGAGCTCGACAGCACCATCATGGTGACCGTCGCCAAGCGATACCAGCAGACGGCCTGAGAAATCAGGCCCTCTTCTCGGGTTTGATTATCGCCAATAATAAGCAACTAAATCGAGGATAATATGGCTGAAACAAACGACCAGTTGGTTCTGGTGTCGGGCTTCTCCGGCACCGGTAAAAGCGCGGCCCTGCGCAATATCCGGAACCAGGAGCGCTGGCTCTACAACAACACCGAGGCCGGCAAGCGTCTGCCGTTCGCCAACAAGTTCCTGAACAAGCGCATCGCCGACCCCTACGAGGTGCTGGGCTTCTTCGACCAGGCGATCGAGCACACCGACAAGCTCGATGGCATCATCGTCGACTCGATCACGTTCCTGATGGAAATGTACGAGTCGGTCTATGTGCTCGGCTCCAACGACACCCAGAAGGCCTGGGGCAACTTTGCCCAGTTCTTCAAGGAGCTGATGCAGGACCGTGTCGTCAAATGGGGCAAGCCGGCGATCTTCACCGCCCACCTGCTCGACAAGCTCGACACGGTGAAGCACGAAATGAAGACCGAGGTGCCGATCAAAGGCTCGCTCAAGAACAATGGCATCGAAGCCTACTTCTCGACCGTCGTGTCGACGAAGCGGATCTCGCTGCTGGAGCTGGAGAAATACGGCTCCGACCTGCTCACCATCACCGACGAAGATCGCGACCTGGGATTCAAGCACGTCTTCCAGACCCGCATCACCAAGGAAACCGTCGGCGAACGCATCCGGTCGCCCATGGGGCTGTTCACGAAGGAACAGACCTACATGGACAACGACTGCCAGCTTCTCCTGGATCATCTGACCAAGTTCTACGCCGGCTGATCCGGGCGAAAAAACCACCTACCACCCACAGCATCATCGAAAAGGAAATACGATGTCTCTCTTTGGAAATCTCAGCGCCGACGGTATGGAAGAAGCCCAGGATCGCCTTGGCGGCTTCCGCATCCACGAGTCCGGCCCCTACACCGGCACCATCAAGGCGGCCTATGCCGGCACGGCGCCTGGCTCAAAGGCCCAGAACGTCACCCTCATCTTCGCTCCGGACGACGGCGCCCCGGAATATCGCGAGACCATCTACGTCACCAACAAGGTCGGCGAGAACTTCTACACGAAGGAGGGCAAGAAATACCCGCTGCCTGGCTTCACCACGATCAACGACATCTGCGAGATGACGTCCGGCAAGGGTCTCGCTGCCCAGGCGACCGAAGACAAGGTCATGAACGTCTACGACCCCGAGTCGAAGAAGGAACAGCCGAAGTCGGTGCCGATGCTCGTCGAGCTGACGGGCAAGAAGGTCACGCTCGGCATCATCAAGGCGACCAAGAACAAGCAGGTCAAGAACGCCGCCGGCGTCTACGAAGACACGGCCGAGTTCCGCGACGAGAACTTCATCGACAAGGTCTTCCACGTTCCGTCGAACCTGACCATGGTCGAGGCCCGCAACAAGCAGCAGGAAGCCAAGTTCTACGGTTCCTGGGTCGAGCAGAACAAGGGCAAGACCCAGGATCGTCGCTCGATCAAGGACGGTCAGGGCGGCCAGGCTGGTCGTTCGGGACGTCCCGGCGCCCCGCCGAAGGCTGGCGACACCGCTGCCAAGACCAGCTCGCTGTTCAACTAAGAGCGTCGTAGGAGACCGCGATGCTCATCCCCGTCCTCGGCATGGACCCATCCCTCACCAATTGGGGCCTTGCCGAGGCCAACCTCTGCTTGAAGTCGGGCGTGCTTTCGACCCCGCATCTCATTCTGGTTCAGCCCGATGAGCTGCAGGGCAAGCAGGTGCGCGTGAATTCAAACGACTTGCACCGCTCTGAGCAGCTTGCTCAGGCGGTGTTCGCCGCCGCACGTCGAGCGAAGGTCATCTTCGTCGAGGTGCCGGTTGGTTCCCAATCCGCCAGGGCGATGGCCAGCTACGGCATCTGTGTCGGGATCCTGGGAGCCTTGCGCTCCGAAGGAATGCAGATTATCGAGGTCACGGCCGGGGAAACAAAGAAAATATTTACTGGGGACAGGAATGCCCCCAAGCGGAAAATGATAGATAAGGCTGCCGAGCTTTATCCGGAATCTAATTTCCCGCCTTTGCATAAGGGGAAACTTCCGGATAAAACCGAACACCTGGCCGACGCCATTGCTACCATCCACTCGGGCGTGCGAACGCCCATGTTCCAGAATTTACTCCGACTCTTCCAAGAGGTTTAAACCATGCAGATAATCGTGACCCACAATGAGATCGAGGAGGCCGTCAAGCAGACGGTGCTCGCCCAGATCTCTCTCAGGGAGGATCAGAACGTTGCCATTCGGTTCGAGCAGACCGAGAGCGACGACTTGATCGCCATCATCGACATCACCAAGGCTGGCAGCGAGCCGCCGAAGGGCGGTCTGAAGACCGACGCCCCGAAGACCATCGCACCCCGCGGCAAGAAGGCTGCAGCCGCTGCTGCAACCGTGAAGGCCGACATCAAGGACGACGAGATCGCGGCCAAGGAAGAGGCCGAAGCCAAGTCCGATGGCGCTCAGGCGCCTTGGGAAGAGCCGGCAGCGACCGAGGCCGCTGAGACCACGGAACAGGCCCAGCCCGCTGCTGAACCTGCTGCCGAGGCTCCTGTGACCCAGCCGACCGAGACCAAGCCGCTGGCGGCCCTTCTCGCGAACACGACCAAGATCTTCCCCGATGCCACTTCGTCGGCAGCTCCGGAAACCCCGAAGCCCGATGTCACGGCCGCCGCGGCGAAGTCCCTGTTCGCGAACCTGACCAAGCCGACCCAGTAATCCATGGCGCTCTTCAAAGCGCTGCTCCTGGCGGCGCTTGTCACCTTGGGGATTATCTTTATTATCTTCTGGATAATCCCCATAATGACTTTCGCGATTATCTTCGTCGTGGTAGCAGCAGTCGCATACGTGATCTTCAAGGAAGATCGAGCAAGCAATCGGCCCCCATCTTAGGGGATCTACGAGGTCCAATAGAACCCAGCACGAGACACAAGGGCGTTCTACACGTCGGCTATCTCAACCTGGGTGTGCGGACGGCGCTAAAGGCAAGCATCTGGCCCAGCCTGGTTGAAAGACCAGGCACCCATTAATTCAGAGGAACCAGGATGAACCTGTATCATTGGGCGCTCGCTGAGTGCCTGAAAGAATATTCGTGCGGCGACATCATCGTCATGGCCGAGACACTCGACCAGGCCAAGGAAAAGGCCCAGGCGCAGATGGATCCCTACCTCAGGGAGAGCCGCTCCTGGTGGTGGACCTACGATAGCGACAAGGTCGACGAGTGGTCGCAGGACGACTACGACAATTTCAAGCGGCAGTTCGAAAGCGACCTGGCCAAAGAGCCGGACGTGATCGGGAACGGGGTCATCTTCATCAGAGGTTCGGAATGAAAAAGGTCAGCCAATCGTCAGTTCGATTTCGCGCAGAAGATGGTGACGAGCTCGTTGTCGCCTACACCAATCGGGGCGAACCCTATCGCGAGGGCATCCAGATGAGCCTTGAGGTCTCCGGCGGTGACTATGGTGGTCACCTGTTCCTTGAAGATTATGAGGCAAAGCAGCTTCGCGACCTCCTCAACCGCATCTATCCGGTGAGCCCGTGAGTGCTCATGCCTGGCGCGTGGGCGCCATGAAAGACGCCAAGGTAAAGGTGGCTGTCATCTGCCAGCCCCTCAATTACGTCATCTTCGACAACGGCTTGCAGCTGCCGATCCAGCGTTGGCTCAATGCCGATCGGCTGGAATGCCATCCCGGCGAGGAGCCCCGTTTCTACGAATTCGGGAACGACGAGAACGGGTACGGCGTTGGGAACTATGACGCCTACGACATGCAATCCTGGAGCGATCATTGACGGTGAAATCAGACCGCCTAATTTGCGGTCTCCAAAGCTGAGGGGCTGATGCCGGACCCAACCTCGAAAGGGTCAACGTCCGGAGCATTCATCGGCCAGCCGGCAGGGGGAAGGCACCCTGCCGGCACCTCTCGAAAGAGCGACTCCAACCGACCTGGGGCAAGCGCTTAAAGATGGTAGCAGGTCGGGCCGAACAGCGGGCGATATCCAGCGAAGCGAGGTCAGCCTGTGGATAGCCCTCACGAAAAAACTCTACAGCGAATTGAGATGGCTGACGGCCGCGTCTACGTGTCGTCCGACAACTGGCTCACGATCTACCTGCTCAAGCCTGACGGCAAACGCCGCAAGGTCACTGGACACCAGGCCGATATCATCCGCCTGGTGCATGTGATGGGTGGCTCTACCTGGTCAAGTTGATCCAGGGGTTCAGGCCGAAGGCGTGGAGCCCCATGTTCGGCCCGATCGAGTAGCCCAGCTTCCCGTCATTGAAAATCGCCAGCACGTTGTCGGCGACCGGGGTGCCAATGTCCCCGATCAGCGGGAACGACGGCACGGCGGTCATCAGCAGCGAGCGCAGCGGGTTGTGGCGCAGCATGTAGGCAGCTTCCTTCATGATGCGGAGCTTGTAGTTGTAGAACCACAAGAGACCCACGCTCTCCAGGTATTGCCGGCCGCGGCCAGCGAGCTTGTTGTAGTTGATGAACGCCTCGCTCACCTGGGCGATGGCTTCATGCTTGGCGACCTTCTTGCGACCGCGCAGATGGTCGTACATGATCGCCTTGCCGACGAAGTCGCCATACTGCACCGACCGAGCCAGGCCCTGGAACAGAGCCGTGTCGCGGGTCACCAGGGCATAACGAGCCGGGGTCCGGAGACCATCCGGCAGGCTGTTGACCTTGCGCTCGACGAAGCTCTGCCACTTGCCATCGGCAATGGCGAGATCCTCGGCAGTCACCTGGCCATTCGAGATCGCCGAGAACTCGCCTTCCTCGATCAGCGGCCAGATGGACATGCGACGATAGCTGTCCTGCAGCGAGCGGATCTCGGTCTCGAGTTTTCTGATCGCGACCAGGTTGTTGTTGCCCTTGGCGGCGCGGAGCTCAGCTTCAGCCGCGATCTCGCGCCCGCGGCGCTTGATGTAGGCGTTGATCTCTGCCGTCTTGGCCGGCACACCCTTGAGCACGTCCCGCAGCGGAACCCCGTGGTTCAGCAGCTGGAACATGTTCGAGATCATGTTGGCCGCCGGCACGATGACCGACTTGACCACGATCAGGGTCTTGGCGTTGGAAACGACCGACTGGATATTCTTCTCGGCGCCGACCAGGATCGAGTAGGCATTGCTGCCCAGCATGCCGGCGGCGAGCTTCTCGAATTCGCCGGCAACCTTCGGGTTCCAGCGGGTATGGCCGCTGAACAGATCACCGACCGACGCCTGGCGGGCGCCGAACGTGTCGAGTAGCATGTCACGACGGACCCAGAACTGGTCCGGCCCGAACGTCTGCTTGATGTAGTCGCGGCTCTGCTTCGGGATCAGGCGCACAGCCTCGATCAGGATGCGGTCATCGGACTGCGGATCGAGCTTGGCGATGTTCACGAACTCATTGCGGCGCCCGTTGCGCTTGCCTTCTTCCCACATGCTCTTGAGCGTATCGACGAGTTCCTCGTTGACCTGCTTGGCAAGCAGCTCTTCCACCTGGCGCCCACGCCACACACCAATCATCTGCGACAGGTCCGTGCTGCGGTTCAGGCCGGTCAGCTTGGCCGGATCAGCGGCCCGCTCGAATGCGAAGATCTTGCCGGCATTGTCATAGACCGGCAGGAGGTTTTCGCTCGTGGCAGACTGGTTCGCCAGCTGCCGCTCGATTAGACGAACGACCTGCGCATCGTCAATGCGGCCGGCGAGGATCTCGCCAGTCGTATATCCGGTCTCGGGATCGACCCCGCTCGCTGTCTGGTGAACGGTTTGGAGTACGCCCTGGGTGAACGGGGCACGTCCCGAGACCGGAGCGAAATAATAGGACCGGCGGCCGAGCACACGATCGGCAGACGAACCATTGTAGGCCGACAGGCGCTTGTAGCCGCGGCCGGTCAGGTGAGCGTGCTCGCTGTCGGAAGCGATGATCAGGGAACCACCCTGCTGCGCCTCGGACGGGATATGGCCCTTGTAGTGGTTGAACAGCGCAGCCGTGGTCGAGCGTGCCTTGGCGAGCTCATCCGTGCGCTGGCCGACCAGGTAGTTGGTGACGAACTCGACACCATTCTTCTGGTTCCGGATCAGATCGACTACCGCGTCACGAGAATTGCGATCGGTCTGCTCGATGGCGTACAAGCTGACCAGGCGATCAATGTCGTCAACCATCGACTGCGCCGGCGTCAAATTCCGCACACCATCAACCGAGAAGGCGGCGATCGCATGAGCATTCCGGAGAAGCTTGACCCCATGCTCGCCCGTAATCATGAAGTGGGCGAGTTGCTTGGCCTTCTCCTGGAACCGGCGATCGTAAGCATTTTCCAGGGTCTGGATCTCAGCCTGTCGACGGGCTTCGCTGCTTACAAGATCGAGAGCACCGGTGACCCCGAAGCGCCCATACAGGCTCGCCAGATCAGTCTTGCCGAGTACCTTGTAGAGTGCGGTCCACTGATGACTGGTGACATGACCGACGAAAGCGCTTGCTAGCTTCTCCGGGAGCAGGTCACGGAACTGCTGACGGGTCTGCTGCACCTCGGCGCGAACCTTCGAGATCATGTCCCAGATGGGAGCATTGTCCTTGGTGCGGCCGATGACATCAGCAGCCAGCTCCTTGAGTGGATTGAGGCCTTCCCGGCGATTGAGCCAGGAGACGACACCCATAGCCGCGTCATTGGCGCGGGACTCGTTGATCATCGTCGCTGCCAGGTTGGCCAGGCGAGCACCGGTACGAACGACCTTGCTGTTGCTGGTCTGCACGACCTGGCGGCTTTTCACAGCCACCTTCTCGCTCAGGTTCTGCGCCGCCGTGGCGACATAGTCGTTGAGCCGGTCGAGACCGCTCTCGCTGGTCCGCTCGATCGCCGTGCGCTGGTCGCCGACATTCTCGATCATCGAGAGCATCAGGCTGTCGAGGGCGTCACGCACATTGGTGTCGTTGCGCTTCTCGCCCGACAGAGCCAGGGAAAGCCTGTCCATGCCGGCGTTGCCCAGATTGTCGATCACCGCATCGAGCGTCTTGGCGCTATCCTTGATCGCCTCCGGCTTCTTCATGTTGACCAGGACCTTGCGGAACTCTTCGCTGGTCATGGCGAGCGAGATGAACGAGCTCATCAGCGAGGAGCGGCCGTGCTTGTCCGTCTTGAGGACGAACAGGCCGTTCAGCGCATCGAACTTCTGCTGCGCCTGGTAGGCGTCAGCCGTGTCCTGCGGATCCTCGTTCTGACGGAAATCCGAGACTTTCAGGTTCTTGATGACGTGCGTGTAGATCTCCTCCATGCGCGAGAGCGCATTCGGGTTGAGCTCTACTTCCGTGGCCAGGGTTGCCTGGATCATCGTGAAGGTAGTCCATGCCTGCATGTTCCCCAGGTCGGGGAAGTAGGCGGCGAACGACGTGGCGACATCGAGACCCGACTGCTTTGCCTCGTCGACTTCACGCGAGCGAACCAGGCGCTGGTGATGACCGGCGAGATCCTGCCCGCCCTCTTTCATCCAGGCCACAACCTTCTGGTTCAGCCGCTGGCGGATTGCCCGCAGCCGATCGTTGGAACCGAAGTAAGCCGACTGGTAGAGCGCCGTCGTGGCGAAGTCCTTCTTGAGGATCTCGACCCTGCCCGGCGTAGCCATCAGAACTCGGGTGTTGAAGCGCAGGTTCGAGAGAATACTGTCCCCCACACGAGGACCCTTGTTCTCCCCGCCCCAGAGCAACGTCTTCAAAGCCCGCAGGGTATCGCCGATGACCCGAAAGAAGGGGTTCTTGACCTTGGTCTTCTGCGCGAAGTCAGCCAGGTGCTGGTTGCCCAGGACCCAGGCCATGAACTCATTGAGCGCCTCGGCATCGCGGCCATTGCGCTGATGCTTGCGGATGGCCCTTTCGGCCAGCTCACGGGCCATATACCCCGGCGAGTTCTCGCCGAAGTAGTCGAGCCGCATCCACTCGTCCATGAGACCCTCAAGGCGAGTGATTGCATCGCGCTCTTCTTTCGTGAGGAGCGTCGGGTCCGAATAGTAGGCGTTGACCTTGTCGAAGGTAGCGGCATGAACCAGCTCGTGAACGATGGTTTCGGCAGACACGTTCTTGATCACGATTATCTTGGAAATCGGATCGATTTTCCCATAATAATCCTTCTCGTCCGGGGAGTATCGATCTGCATTGTAGACGGCTTCCCAGGCTTTCACCGCAGCGCCGTCACCCAGCACCATGCGGTAATCCGATTTTTCCAGGAGCTTGACGGCAGCCCGCATCATTTCCCGCTGGGTCGGGCTCAGCTTGGCATAGATCGACGCGAACAGCGGCTTCAGGTCATGCCCGTAAAGCAGGCGAGCGCCTGTCTCTGTAGCCGCCCCGATTTCTGCAACAGCCTGGGTAATCTCAACGTCCCCCTGCTCAATGGCGGTCTCAGCATTCTGGTTAGCCTGGGACTCGTTGAGCAGCTCTTCGTAGCGGGCGTTCATCGCCTTTTCAATGGTGTCGAGATCCGCTTCCGGATCCAGTTGGATTTTGCCCTCGTTCGTGAACGGGCTTTCTGCGCTGGCCATCTGATCGACCGAAAGATCAAATTCTGAATAGACCTGGCGGCGGGCATCGGTCTGATCAGCCGCATCGTTCAGCTGACCCAGGATCTCCCCCATATATTCCTTGGCCTGTTCCGGCGTGAGCAGCTCTTCCGGCTTGAGGTCGAACTTGCCGGCCTTGGCCTGCGAGATTTCCTTGAGCGCCTGGTTCTGGGCCTCGTTCAACGCACCGCCGGGGAAGAGCGCTTCCACAGGAGCGTTGCGCAGGAACTCGGCAAAGCTTTCTTCCACCGCACGCACCGGATTGGTGTTGCCGGTCCAGGTCTTGAAGACGGCTTCGTTGACGCCGCGGGAATAGTCCTCGATCGCATCGGCCGGCATGTTGAGACCGTCGAAGACGTGCAGCACACGGGCTGCCGCTTCCGGGTTCTGAGCCAGGAAGTTGAGCATCATCTGGCCATCACCCGAACCAACGGTGAGCGTGGGGATAGCGCTGACGCCAGCAAGCGTCGGTCCATAAACATAGGCCGGCGACGACAGATCGCTGGTGAGCGACCGGGCGAAGCTGTCCGGCATCTGGATCTCAATCTTCTCATCGCCGACCTGGATCGTGGTCTTGTCGAACAGATCCGACTTCTCGCCACCGGACAGGAAGTAGCCCTGGCTCTTGGTGTCGATTACCGGAGCATATACCCGGAGATTTTTAAGAATATCATCCAGCTCTGCCTGGGAGAGGAACTCGCCCTTGTTGTAGTCATACTTCGCCGGATCGCTCTTCATCAGAGCCAGGCGAGCAGTGATCTCCTGGATGAACATGCCCTTGAGCATGATCGACTGCAGTTGGGTAGCCTGTTGGATCGCACCGGTTGTCGTGTCGACATGGCGAGTGACCTTGTCGGCGATTGCATCCCGCAGCTGGCTCACCAGGAGCATCTTCACGTTGTTCTGGAGAGCCTTGTACTGCTGGCTGCTGAGCGCGAAATCCTTGGCGGTGCCCGAGATCTGCTTGGTCTCGCCGGCGACGAAGTAGCCCTTCTCGCGGCTCTTGCGCACCTGCCTGGACGTGAGCTCGGCCAGATCCGACATGAAGCTGGCCGCCTTGCCTTCGCCATAGATCAGGTCGCCAACCGGCACCTGGTCAGCCATCGACTGGGAGAGCTTCTCGTAGATCGTGCCGACCAGCTCGTCGGTGATCTTGCCGGCAATGCCGTTCTCGCCCGAGCCATAGATGGTGATCGTCAGCGGGTTCTTGGTCAGGCCGCGCTTGATCGTGATCTGGTTGTTCTCGTCGATCGTCACATTGGTGTCGAGCGCCGCCAGGAACTGCTTGAACGACTGGAACAGCGCATGAGCTTCCGGCGCCTCGATCAGCGTTGCGTCGAGATCGACCAGGTTCAACTCGGTCTGGGTCGAGCTATCCTCGTAGAGGTCGACCTTGTCTTCATGGCTGTTGAGGGTCTTGCCCTTGCGGCCGAAGAAAACGCCGCCCTTGCCAACCTGCTTCAGCCAGTCGGACGTGATGCGTCCGGTGGCCCACAGCATGAGCGCATTGATCGGCCCGTTGGTCTTGCCGTCGGCTTCCAGATAGTTGGCCGTCTCGAAGGCCGACACATCCTGGCCACGGTCCTTGGCGTTTTCGTAGCGGGCGATTGCCAGCAACGAATGGATGCCGTGCATCGAAAGACCGGCTTTCTGCAGAAGGTCGACCGTCGACGACGGCATCGATCCGCGCTTGTCGAGCCAGGTCTTCAACTCCTGAACCAGGGGACGAAGCTCACCGCCGGTGGTCAGCGTCGAGGCGACAACCTTGTTGGCGATCGCCTGGCGGGTTTCCTTCTCGGTCTTGAGACCGATGCCCTGGCCGACAGTTGCCAGGAACTTGAGGAAATCGGCCCGGTCGTTCAAGTTCAGCTTGGTTCCGGTCGCCATGAAGATCTCACGGGCCAGCTTGTCGGCCTGCGGGTTCGACAGGCCTGCCATCTGCAGGCGGCCCAGCTTGTTGAGATGGTGCTTGTAGAAGGTCGGGGCATTCTCGCCGACACGCTTCACCGCGGCCATCTGCTTGGTCACATTGCGGAACGAGTTGGAGAGCTGCCGCTGCAGCCCCTTGACCGACTCCCAATGCGCCTTGTTGAGGCCCATCTCGTCATGCGTCTTGTCGAGGTCACCGTCCTTGAAGGTGCGGCCGCTCAGCAGCGAGACGAACGTCTCCTCGCCCAGCGCCTGGACGAAATCGAACACGGAATGGTTGGGCAGATACGGCGTCTTCTGGACATTCTCCAGCGCCTGCTTCTGCTGCGCCGTGGTCTTGACGCTCGGATTGCGCAGCTGGCTGCCGTCGACGTCGGTCACCGGCTGGCCGATCGAATAGCTTTCGACCTGCTTGTCCTTGAGGGCCATGTCCGAAAGCAGCTCGTGCGCCCCGTCGAGGCTGCGAACCAGCTTGTTCACATCCTTCGGGCGGGTGTCGAACCAGACACGGCCAAACGTCTTTTCGGTCAGCCCGGGGAACTTCTCCATGCCCAGCTCGATCAGGCCGGCAGAGTGCAGGCCGTGCAGCAACTCGGCCGCCACAGCTTCGGGAATGCCGCGGGTGAAATCCTCCTTGGCATCCCGGTTGGCTTCGACGCCCCAGAACTTCTTGATCTGCTCGGCCAGCGACCGCTTGGCGATATCGAGCGAGGTGCCGCGGTTGAAGCGGGTGACCAGGTCAGCCGTGACATCGGCATCGTCGATGCCCATCAGATCGGCGACATCAGCCACCGTCAGCGGCGCCGAGCGGTCAGCCAGGTTGAGCGCCCAGTCGAGCGAGGCAATGACCGCCGACTGGATCAGCTGCGGGTCATAGTCCTTGCCGCCCTTGTCGAGCAGGTTGAGAACGCGCAGATCCCGGTAGCGGGTGACTTCCTCACCGGCTTCGATCTTGGCCAGGAGATTGTCCTTGGCCATCTTGGCATCGAGACGCTCGTACATGTGGTTGAGCGCCGTGTTGCCCAATACCATGAGGCGCTGGAAAGCACTGCGATCGTCGGCCGTGATCTTGTCGAGGTTGGCGCCGTCCATGAATTCCGACATCGAGCGGGGATTGCCCAGCATCCTGTAGAATTCGCGCATCGGCTGGGTCAGCTGAAGCATCCGGGACGTGATCGTCTTCGGCAGGCGGAATGCCTCGTGGAACCGGTTGCGGCCGTTCGGCTGAACCAGGTTCGGGAACACCTCGGACATCTGCAGTTCCGGGCCATCGTCTTTCGTGGCTTCGACGAGATCAACGATCCGGCGATCGGACTGCCGGGTCTCCTCGGACACAGTGGTCTCGGCCGCCGTTTCGACCGGAGCAACTTCCGGCTCGACAGCTGGTTCAACGTCAGCGCTTTTTTCGGGTTGGGCAACAGGCTCGGCCTCAACAGTTTCCGCGACCGGCTCCTCGATAACAGGGGCAGGTTCGCTTGACGTCTTCTCGACCTTACCGGTAGATTCCGCCGTGCCAGTCCCATCCGCAGGGGCAGCCGTCACGGTTTCCCTGGTGGGTTGAGCTGGCGGAAGGGGAAGCTCCACCTTCGCTTTGTCAGTCGTCTCTAGTGTGGTAGCCGGAGACGCGGTCACAGCAGCGGGTGTTGAGCTTCCCCTATTTACATCTTTAACCGCCGGATTTTGCTTATTAATCCGATCCAGCTTGAGGGCAGGAACTTGGACATCAGGGATACCGAACTCCGGATACTGCCTGGCGAAGTCGTTGGCCAGTTCAGCTGTCGCTGTGGCTTCAGCGTGGACCTTGCGAGCGAACCGCTCGGATCCGTCATTACCCACACGCACGCCGACCTTGTGATAACCGTCAGCCGGAAGGAACTGGTTGTCGGGGCCGAGAGCGCGGTAGGGAACGCTCTGCCCATCGCCGTTGGCGATTGACGTATTCAGCGCTTCCACCTTGTTGCGCATCGAGCGGGCGAACATCGCCAGCCGCTGGGTCTTGCTCCTGGCGGTCACCATGTCGCCCTGGGCGACAGCCTGGTTGATGCCGGCGACGTGATCCCGCAGCGAGGTCTGGTGAGCCTTGGTTCCACCTTCCGTCTCGATCTGCCGGCTGACGAAGTCCATCAGGTTGTCACGATCGGCCGTGGTGTCGAGCTCGGCCTTGAGATCCTGCACATCGGCATCGAGCATGCCTGGCTCAGGCGCCCGGTTGCGAGCCTCGTAGAGACGTGCCGAGTTCAGGAGGGACATTGCCCCTCGAATGACCCGGCGCTGCTCTGGAGGAAGCTCCAGCGTGCCTTCGTCGGCCTGCAGGAGGACTTGCTGGGCAACCTCGGGGTTGACCGCCTGCGGAGCGACCTGGGCGACATTCACCAGGTTCTTGACGATCTGCTGCCCCTCGGGGGCATTGAGATCCACGCCCGTGAGATCCTGCTCGGGCATCTGCATCTTTTCTCGAGCCCACTGGATCGCCTGCTTGATCTGCGGTGTCTCGGCGATGTCCTGGAGCGTGCCGGCATACTGCTGGAACTTCTGGAACTCCTCGCGATCGTGAGCGACGTTGTCCATGAAGGAGGGGAAATCCTCCGTGAACAGCTTCTTGTTGCCCTCGGTGGTCTTGAGGATGAAAGCGGCGGCAGCCGTGCGATCTTCCTGCGGGGCCTGTTCGTCATTGGCCACGGCAGCCATTGAACCAAGAGCCTGGAACACGTCCGGGGTCTTGCCGGTTGTCTGCTGGATCTCGGCCAGGGGCGCCAGCAAATGCTGCGGCAGACCCTGGAGATCTTCGCCCTTGAGCTGCGAGGCCTGCTCGACATTGTTGATCCAGGCCTGCGACTTGTCATCGGTGCCGGCATGCTCCTGCGCAACGCTGCGCAGCGAGTTGGCGACATCGGGTGCCTGTTCGGTTGCGGCCGCAACTGCCGGCGCCACATTTTCATCCGAGACGGTCGAGCCTGCGGCACGGGCCTGCAGGATCTTCTCGCCCCGCGTCTTGAGTGTGTTGGCGACATATTTCAGCCCGCTGCCGGCCGTCTTGAGAGCCAGGCTCGGAGCCTGGGCAACAGCTGCCGAACCAAGCCCGCCGATTGCACCCAGCGCAACCTGGTCACCGGCGCCTTCGATCAGGCTCTGGTTCGGGTCTGCCTGCATCTTGGTCGCCAGGTTCTGGGCCACCTGCCCGCTCAGCGACTGGGCAGCTTCCTCGACTGGTTCCTTGATCAGGTTCGAGACCACTTCCGCGGCCGGACGGATCCTCAAGGGAGCCGCCTCGAAGCCGCCGACTTCCGTGACCTTGCCGATGGCAGCACCGGCCACACCCTGGATCGATGCAGCCGTCATGCCGGCATTGTGCGCAATGCGGATCTTGGCCTGTTCGGGATCGACACCGCTTTCGACCGCCGCCTTGAAATCAGGCGAGGACTGCATGAGCTCTTCATTCGAGCGGCCCATGATGTCGGTGACGGTCTGGTTGTAGGCGCCGCCACCTTCCATGAGGCCGATGGCGAGCGGCTCGGCTACGTTACTTGCCAGACCGGCAGCGCCCAGGGTCTTCATGATCGGGCCGCCGGCGAACAGCGAGCCAGTGCCCTGGTAGACGGTGCTCTTCAGCATCGTCGGGTTCTCGATCGTGCGGGCGCCGGCATTGAGCACTTCCCGGCCGAACCTCTTCAGACCGGCAACAAGCTTGCCGTCCGTCGGCTCGTCCTGTTCGTACTGGGCGGCCGTATCCTGGTTGTCGAGTTCGCTCTGCAGGCCGGTCAGGTATTCGTTGCGCTTGATGGCCGGCGACATGCCGCTGCGGCCATAGGCGGTGAAATCGTTCAGCAGCTGGTTGCTCTTGACGCCCAGCGTCGGGTTGAGCAGTCCCAGTCCGAGCACGCCGATCGAGCCGATGGTATTGTTGAAGCCCGTGGCCGCATCGAGCACGCTGTCGTGGATGCCCTGGCCGCTGGTCCGGGTAGCGCCCTTCATGTAATTCTGCAGGTCGGCATTGCCCTGGTCGAGTCGATCGAGCTGGGTCTGAACCTCCTGCGGGTACTTCTGGCCGAACTGGAACGGAGTCAGGTTCTGACGGTCCTGCAGGATCTGGTTGTTGGCCGCGGCGCCATTGCCGCGATTGATGGCCTCGTTGAGCAGATCCTGGGCGACACCGCCCCCCGCAGTAGCTTGTCCGATCTGCGACAGATCCTGGACAAACTTGCTGTTCACGTCGGCCATGGAGTCCTCAAGATTTTGTTTGAAAATGAAAACGGCAGAGGATGAAAATCCCCTGCCGTTATATGCACCTATTTTCTACTAAATTTCCAGAGGGAATTTAGATATTATTGTGGCCTTATGCTTTCTCCTGCGCCGCTGAAGATCGTCGTAGGCGAACCAGGTTCTTGACCGACCGACTGGAGCAGGGCATTGAACTTCGCCTGCTGATCCTGGAGCCGAGCCAGTTCGTTGAAGAGCTGCGGATCCTTGTTACCAGACTGGATGGCCTGCTGGATCTGAGCAATCTGCACCGAGTTCTGCAGGACAGCCGCCTGAATGGCGGTAACCTGCTGGGTCGAGATCACAGCCTGCCTCTGGTTCGAGATAGCGGCAGCACCCCTGCCAAGCTTGATCGAGCCGTCGACGTTGAAGCCGATCTTGTTGAGATCTTTCTGCACGCCTTCCATGTCGATGCGTCGAGCGGAAGTACCATTTTCCGGCGCACCAAACCGGTCACCACTGAACCAGCTGTCCGGGATGATGCTGCCCAGGATCGGGACTTTGTCGATCGTCGCCTGGAGATCCTTCGACACCGGGTTCTGCGCAATGAGCGCACCGGCGGCTGCCGGCTTCAGCTTGTTGCCTGACGCCTGCATCGTCTGGTTCAGGGCTTCCAAAACCGCCTGCTCGTTCATGCCTTCGAGAGCACCGCCCGGGCTGACCAGTTTCTTCATGACCTGGTTGATCGACTCGGTCGAGCTCTGGGCCTGCTGGATCTGCGCGATCAGCGGAGCATCGGCATTGAATGCCTGGTCCATCGTGCCCTGGTCGAGGAGCTTCTGGGCGGCAGTTCCGGGGCTGTCCGTGTTGGCCACGGGTGCGGGTGCAGCCGCCTGAGCCAGTTGAGCTGCAGGGCTGGTGTTCGCCGGAGCTGCTTGAGCGCCCCCAACCAGGGAGCCGACGAGACTGCCGGCCGAAACCGCTGGCGCTGCTGCAGTCGGATCAACGGCCGCGGCGAGTTGCTGGGCCGGCGTCTGGACCGGATCGGAGACGGCGGTGTCCGTCGAGAATCCGCCGACCGGCAGCGAAATCTGCGGGCGCGAAAGTTCTGCCAAGGAATTGCCGGGAGGAAAAGCCCCGGCATTGATGGATCCGCCGTCGGTGACCGATACAGGCCCATTGGCAGTTCCGCCGATAGGCTGGCTGCCCAACAGCTGGTTGATAACGTCCTGGCCACCGCGAGGAAATGCACCGGCGTTGATGACCGTGGGGGCAGACGCATTCGGCGTCGACTGCCCATTGGTGATCCCGCCGAGAGCGGAACGATCGCCCTTCTCGTAGTTGGTGATCGCCGCCGACAAGACGTCATCCTTGACGTTCTTGAAGCCTTCCCACTGGCCACGAAGAGCCGACATCTTGCCGGCCATGCTCTTGGGGCCAGAGATCGCCTTGTCGGCGATGTGGTTGAACATTGCGTCCTGCACGTCGGCCGAGAACACCGTATCATCGGGCAGGCCCATTTCCTTGGCCGTGTTCACCATGGTCTGACCGACGATCTGGTAACGGCCCATCGGGGTTGCCAGGTAGCCGAGCTGGTTCTTCTGGTGCTGACCGTAGGCGCCGTCGCTCGAAGCGAACTGCTTCAGCTGGCCGATCGTCTGCTTCGACACATCGACACCGGCGAAAGCGCCGCCATCCTTCTGCGCATGAGCGTAGAGGGTCGAGTAGTTGGCGCCGCCTTCGGTCTTGTCGACCAGGCCACCGATTGTCGGGCCATTGCCCTGCCCCGAAGTCTGCGGGACATCGGTCTGCACGTTCAGGCTCGTGAGGAGCTGGGTAGCTGCATCCGGGGTCTTGAAGACCTTCTGGTCGGCCGCCTGGTTGATGACCTCGATCGCCTGCGCCTTGATGCGCGGATCGCTGATCGTGTTGTCGTTCTGGATCGCACGAACGGCCATCTCCGGCGTAACGCTGCCGTTGATCTGCTTGAAGGCGAGATCCCGTGCCGTCTTGGTAACGCCCTGGTTCTCCCAGAACTGGTCGTTGGCCAGCACATCTTTCTTGTAGCCGAAGCCGGCCGTGCCCGTGGAACGAGCGGCATCGATCAAGCCCGGAATGGCGTCGGCCTTGTAGCCGGCATCGAGCAGCGTCTGGTTGCCGTTCGCAATCATGGCCCGGGCCTGTTCGACCTTTGCCGGATCTCCCGAACCAGCGAGGGTCTGGACATCAGCCAGAAGCTTGGCGGCCTGCGGCTGCGCTGCCAGTCGGGCCTGAGCCAGCTGATCGTCACGCACCGCGGTCGTATTGCCGAACTTGGCCCGGTCGTTGACCAGCTGCTGGTTGTCGTTCGCCAGGAGCGAGCTCTCGCGGCCGAGGCCGAACTTGAGCGCATCAGCAGAGACACCCCGGGTATCGATCGCACCCGACTGCAGGGCAGCGTTGAGCGAGGCCGGATCGGTGTACTTCGAGATCTGAGCCAGGTAGGTGCTCGATGCGGCGTCCTGCTTCGTCTTCTGGAAGTTGGTCAGGGCGTCCTGCAGTCCCCCAAAGCCGTTTTGCAGCAGCTGCGCCGTCAAGCGCTGGGAGTCCGCGACACCGGAGAAGTTGGGCGCTGCCACATCCCGCCAAGTCAAGGGAGCCATTATTTCGTCCTCAAAAAGAGATTATCTTCAAAATATTATTTGATATTTAAACGGGTGCCTTGGCATCGTCAAGCTTGTGCGACTGGATGTAGGCGTTGGCCTCGTCCTGGCTCTGGCCCTGGGTGAAGTAGCGCGAGTTGATCTTGTCTTCGAGCGACGTGTTGTAGGTCTGGATCTGGTTCGCCAGGTTCTTCATGGCGAAGTTCTTCTGGAAGGCGAACTGCTGCTTTGCCAGCTTGTTCGACTCGAAGGCCTGCCAGAGGTTGCCGATCGTATTCAGCCCGCCGAGAGCCAGGCCCAACGTGCCGGCGTTGAAGCCAAGCCCAGTGTTGTTCGCACCGATGCCGGCAGGACCGCCGCTCATATTGGGGGCGGCCGGAAACGAGCCAACGTTCATCGGCTGCATCCAGTCGGGCGAAGATCCGCCCCCGGCAGCGCTTTGCAGGAAAGCACCCGTCGGATTGGAAGCGCCGCCACCCATGAGGAAGGGCGTGGCCACGCCACCAACTCCACCGACACCGGTGCCGTAAGCAGAAAGAGAGTCCAGATATCCGGCCATTATCTCACCTATTATTAAGTAAATGCATTCGGAAGGGTTAGACTGTATTCCGCGAAGCCAGCGAGCAGCTCCTGGGACATACCCGAAATATCACTTCCGGTCATAAGGGTCCGGGTGAGGAAAGTGTCGGAGCTTTCAGCGATCGGGCCATTCGAGGAGTCCACGAACATGAAAGGGTCTATTACCCCAGCACCATACCCGAATTCATTGAAATATGCTTGCTGTATTTTCGCTGATTCTGCTTTCGCATTTTTAGCAAAATCAGCCCAATCCTGCTGCATCTCCAGGGCGGAGTTGCGCAGCATGTCGGCCACGCCATTGCCCACCGAGTCCATGAGCTTCATCAGGTTGTCGGCCCGCAGCAGGTCTCCCCACTGGATCGTGAGCGCTCCCGCATTGAAGCCCGCGGCGATCTGGCCGGCGACGAACATGAAGACGAAGCTGAGGACCTGGCCGATGATGCCCAGGCGGCCGAGCACGGTCTGGAGCAACGTCGAGATGATCAGGGCGGCAAAGGCGTTCACGAGCGAACCAACAATGGCAGCGGTCAACCCCGTGAAGCCCAGCGATGTGCCGATCAGCAGATTGGCTCCCAAGATGCCGAAGCCACCGCCGGCGGTAAAGATCGCCGAGACAATGGCGATGACGATGATCAGGAAAATCCTGAAGATCCCGCTCTGATACCACTTCGTCTTCTTGACCTTGTAGCAGTTGAACACGACGAACATGCACGCCGTGGACATCTGGGAGGCCGAGACCAGTGAGGTCGCCCGCCAGACGTCATAATGCAGCGGGATGATGAAGCCCGACTCGTCGGTATCCTGGATCGCCTCCTTGGTGTTGATGATCACCGCGTGGGAGTTGTAGACGTAGTTGCGGTACTCGCAGCCGATCACCTCCAGCACGGTGTAGCTGGTAGCCGTGCGCTGCCACCAGATCTTCATGTGCTGGATCTCGCCGACTTTCACCGTCATCAGGCGATCACCGTTGTCGCGGCTGGACTGGGTGTAGGTCTGGTAGATGTCGTCCGTCTGGGTGTGCGCCAGCCACACATCACCTGATTTCGCATCGGGTTTTGCGAGCCCGGTGCCCGTCGTCTCGGTGATCGTGTTCCAGGACAGCTGGATGTTGTAGCGAGAGTTGATCTCGCCGGTGCCCTTGATCTTGATGGTGTTCGTCGGGAGGGTCGGCTTGGCCGGAAGGGCAGGCTTGGTCCCGACCGGATTTGCCTGCCATGCCGCAAGCGCAGCCACGGCTGCATTGTGGGCGGCCAGCTGGGTCAGGTAAGCCGAATAGTTCGGGCTCGACAGCTGCGACTGCATCAGCTGCTTGAAGAAATTGTAGATGTACTTTCTGCACTCCGGCTCGATGACATTGAGCGAGACGCCGAACACCACATAGGCGTGGTCGATGTCGCCCAGGCTTTCGTTGTCGGCGACCTTGTCGATCAGTTCCGAGAGCTTGTTGCCTGTCGCTTTCTTGTAGGCCTTTTTGATCTGGGCGTAGGCGTCCGGATAGTAGGTCTCCGAAAGGAACTGGTTCTCGAGCCTGAAAGGGATGAACGGGAAAAACTGGCCATAGGTGGCCGTGGCGCCGGCAAGCGCATCGAGCGCGGCATTGCCGCTGCCGATCTCGTAGATCCAGAGCTGAGTGTTGCCGTAGTTGGGGTAGACGTTCGTCTGGGTGTCGATGCGATAGGACCTCGTTGTCCCGTCGTCGAACTGGTACATGGTCTCGATGAACTGGGTGACGGCGTCATCGCCCTCAGTCACCGTGGTTCGCCTGTAGATGCCCGAGCTGACGAGGGTCCAGCCGGTTGTGTCGGGATAGGGATCACCAGGCGCAAGTGTGACCGTCGAGCCAGTGATGACGGATCCCGTCGATCCCGCCGCGGTGATGCTGTAATAGATCGCGACGTAGCGGTCGCTGGCGCTGAAGCCGGCTGCTGAAATCGTCGTCGTTGTAGTGTCCGGCCAGGTGATCTTGATCGAGCTCGTGGTGGCGATGAATTCGGCCGTCCATGCCTGGTCGATATCGTCGGGGCGATTGGCAAGAACCCACTGTTCGGCCAACAGCGCCACATCCCCCGGCGTAACAAAAGCGTTCTGCCCCAGGACTATCTCGCCGGCGCCGTGAGGCACATAGGCGGCAACCACAGCTGCATCGAGAGCGCCGCGGACATTCATTTCACCGGTCGGGATGCCGACCTGGTTATAGTTGGCCGGATTTCGCGCCCAGCGGAAAAACTGGGTCAGCGTCATCGCCGGCCCGTTCAGGTAACCGCTCTTGAGGTCATCCGCGACACTGGCCTTGGTTCTCGAAAGCACATTCCGGACAACCAGGCTTTTCAAATAGCTGGGGCGATCCACCTCGTCCCCAGCCAGGTTGTAAGGAACGGAGGCGACCGCGACAATCGTACCCATCGAGCGTCTCCTTCTGGCTTAGGTCAGGCTGAGGTTCGTCTTCAGCTTGCTGAGGATGGCGTCGACATTGGCGTTGGTGAACTGGGTCGGGGCCACCAGACCCTCGTCGATGGTCTTCTGGACCGTCCAGGCATCGCTGAACATCTTGACGAACTTCGTCTCGGCATCCCGCTGATAGGACGTGATCTGCTGGGTGTAGAGATCCTTCTGCTTGCCGATCGAACCAGTAATGGTGGCACCATCGGTGCGGTTGTTGAGCGTCTGGGCACGCTGCACCTCGATCTGCTCGGACAGCAAAGCGAGCTGCTTGGGCAGGATGTTGGCGTTGGTGTAGTCGATGCCGACGCCCTGCTTCGTCAGGTTCGCGTAGGTGGCGTCTTCGGTCGAGATCTTGATCTTGGTCAGGCCGTAATTGGCTTCGGCCGTTGCCGCTTCGAACTGGGTCTTGGCAGCGACAATCCGCGCCGTCTCCAGGTTGACGCGAGCGGTGACCAGCTCGACTTCAGCCGAACGGGCTTGCGCCTGAACCAGGAGAGCCTGCCAGTAAGCCTGGTCTTTCGCCAGGAGGAATTGGGATGAGGTCTGCAGGGCAGCCGCCACGACGCCGATATAGGCCTTCGTGTACTCGGCGCCGGAGATACGGTTGTTCTGGTACTCGACCTTGAGGTGAGCGACCAGGCTGGACATGATCTTGTCGAACACACCAGTGCCACCGACGATGCCTGTGGTCAGGTCATCGACGGTGATCTTGTCGACGTCAGCGTAAAGCTGGCCGCTGGCCGGGGGCTGGTCGAACAGCCCACCGGTGATTGCGATATTGGGAACGGTGAAGTTCTTGCCGGCAAGCAGCGAGGTCAAAAGGGTGTTGGCGAGGCCGTCAGCACCGGAAGCGGTGGCAGTCATTGAACTTCTCCGTATTTCTGATAATCGTCAGATAATAAGTTGATAATAACGATTAATCAGCAGTGATCGCCTTGAGCACCCCAGTCAGAAGCTTGACGGCTTCATCCCTGGGGATTTCATAGCTGGCGGCAGGAAGGTTCTCGCCCTCGCTACGAACCAGAAACCGAATGCCGTTGTCGGTTTCAGTGATATTGACGAACCCGACATAACCCTTCTCCGGCGACAGACCGGTGTAGGCGAACTGGCGATGCTCACTCATCGGATTATTCCAATCCACCGGCGGCAGCCTGGGAAGCAGCGAGGCGAGCAAGCTCGACCTCGGTCAGCGGCGGCAGGATCTCCAGAGCGAACTCACGGACCCAGCTGGTCTCGACGACTTCGCGGCCGTTGTTGCCCTTGCGGATCTTGATGCTCAGGAACTCGCGATCGCGCAGCTGCTTGTAGATGCAGAACGGCACATGGTAGCCGTTGTCGGTCACCTCGCCGTAAGGCACGTACTTGCGGACGCCGCCGAGGACCTCGTTGGCGAAGGTGAAGATCTCACCCGGAAGGGAAGCCTTCTTCGGATCCAGGTTGGTGATGCGCAGGCGGATCAGCTTCATCTCGCGCTCGTGCATGAATTCACGCAGCGTCTGGACCTTCTTCGGGGCGATCTTCGGGCCGGTTGCTGCCGAGGCGGTGGCAGCGTCCTGTTCGGCGGCCGGTGCTTCGTCCTGGCTCTCGTCTGCGGAAGCAGCTTCTTCCTCGCCGGCGAGCTTGGCTTCGATCTTGGCCTTCAGCGCAGCGACAGAGATGTTGTTCGAGTGCTTGATGCCCATCAGGGCAGCACGCTGCTTGAGGACGTCCAGATGGCTCGGCTGAGCCACAGCAGGCTCTTCGGTTTCGGGTGCCGGCGCAGCAGCGGGAGCTTCAGCTACAGGAGCCGCAGCCACTGTCTTGGCGATGCCGGCGAAAAGATTGTCGGTGGACTTAACTTCCGTGGTCATTATGGGATTTCCTTGAAAATCGTTGGGTTGGTCTGCTTACAAAATGGGGGAGGGTTTGATCCCTCCCCCCGTTGGTTCGCTGAGATAAGCGGCCCCGATTAGATCGGAGCAACCGTCTTCACGAGAGCGATGCGCTCGGGACGCTTGACCAGGATACCGTAGTACCACTTGATCGAGCTGAAGCCGGTCTCACCGTAGGGATCGTTGCGATCCGCGGTTTCCTTGCCAGGCATCTTGGTCATGACGTTGAACTTCACCGTCTTGCCGTCGGTCTGGAAACCGATCGTCGAGAAGGAGTCGTCGCCGATCACGAGCATCGGGTAGATGTCGTACCGGTCCTGGCCGCCAACGGTCGTGTGGCGGTAGCCCGGGTTGGAGCCGACAACGGCGCCGAGGCCCGACCAATGCAGCATTTCCGGAACCTGGACGATGCGGAAGGCATCGACGGTGCCGATTTCGCCGTTCAGGATCGTGCCGGCATCGCCGTAGTGCTGGACCGCGATGAAGGCCTTCTCGTTGAACTGGTCCTTCATGCCCTTGACCACCGGAACGAGTTCCGAGCCGATGAACATGACGCGAGCCGACGGCAGGGTCTTGGTGTCGACCAGGCGCGAGCCCGTGATCACCTTGGTCTGCTTGGGCGTGCGGTTGTCCGTCAGCAGCTGGTCAAGGCGCGTCAGGTTGGCGTAGCTCACGATCGAAGCCGGGATGACCGGAGGACCCGTCACGACTTCAGCGGTGATCTCCGAGTTCGTGGTGGCAGCACCGGCGAACAGGATGACACCGGCCGAGGCCAGCAGATCCTTCTGGAGGACGGCTTCGGTCAGCTGCACGGCGCCGTTCATCAGCTCGGTCGACAGGTGATCCATCAGGCCATCGTCGGAGTCGAAGTCGATCGACTCGTTCGTGAATTCGGTGAAGAAACCGAACTTGGCGATGGAACCTTCACGGGTGAGACGGGTGAAGCCAACGCGGTTGACGCGGCCACCATTCTCGGTGAGGACCGGCAGCTTCGAGGTGATCGAGCCGATGTCCTTGGACGAACCATAGAGGTTGCCGTTGGCAATCGTGGCGCCCGAGGCATCGATGCCCTGGTCGTTGACGTTGCGGTCGTCGAGCAGCGGAACGTACTCGTAGACCTTGATGGTCTTGCCGAAGTTCTTCGGCATGTTGACCGTCGACGCGAGAGGCATGAAATACTGTTCCTTGCGGGCAGTAATCAGCGCCTTCTTGAGCCAGAAGAAGGTCTGCATCTGCTGCGAGGAGTTGGCGTCGACGCCGGAGCGAGTACCTCCAGCGGTCAGGGTGGGAGCGTTATAATTCAACATTTCAAAAAGTTCCCTGGCCGGTCCGATATGCTTTCAAAAGATCAGAGGCGGCCGTTAAATTGCTTCAGGAATTCGTCATCCGCCATTTCGAGCGGGTTGACAGTGCTCTTGGCCTTGCGCTGTGTCTCGGTCTTGGTCGGAGACGCGGCGGCAGCCTTGTCACCGTTCGCAACAGGGGCCTTCACGTTCGCAGGACGGACGGCGATCACTTGTGGCTGCTGGGTATCCCCAGGCTGTTTCTGGATCTGCTCTGCCTGTCCGGCGGGAAGCTTGAAGCCGTTGGTGGCTTGCAAGTGATCCCCGGCGAGCTTGTAGGCTTTGAGGAACGGCGTGGAATTCGGGATTGCACCAAGGAGCTTCTGTCGGTCGATCTCGGCAGCGATCTGGTCGTACACACCATTGTCGCGCTGGGATTGGATAACCGCGAGAAGAGCCGGTTCAGCCCAGAGAGCGCTCTTGCTCTCCTGGTCCCACTTCTGGTTGATCTCCTGGAGCGTTTCCTGGCCGCCCTCGTGACTTTGGATGTCCGAGAGTGCGTCCTTGAAAGCCATCTCCTGATCACTGACAGAGTGGTTTTTCGGAATATAAGATACATTATCAGCGATATTCAAATCAAGGGGGTCAATACCCGAATCCTTGATTATCTTTTTAATCGCTTCCGGATTTTTGTCATTAATGTCGATGAGGAATGACAGCTTGCCCTCGTCGAGCAGGCCATTCTTCTCCAACATCCGCATCGCCTTGAGGTGCGGCTGCAGGTCCTGGATCTTCCGGCCGTAGCCGGCGCCCATCTGCATGAGGCGGATTGCCTCCTCGGGAGTCTTCAGCTCGATCGTGCGGCCGTTCGCCTTGAACGGCGTCATGACCTGCTTGAAAAACGCCTGGTAGTCGACCGGCTTGGCCGCTTTCTCTGCGGCAGCAGCAGCGGCTTTCTCGGCATCGGTCTGCGGCTTTTTTTCCTTCTCGGCTTCGGCCGCCACTCGTGCGGCTTCGGCTTCGGCGGCGATCTGCTCAGGGGTCTTGCCCTCGTTCGCCTTGGCCTTGGCCTCTTCATCGGCCTTCAGCTTTTCAGCGGCAGCGATGGTTTCCGCATCGTCGTCGCCGTCTGCATTTTCCTTGCCGGCGTCGTCATCGTCGCCCTTGGCAAGCTCTTCATTCTTCTGGGTTTCAGCGGCTGCAGCAGCTACTGCGGCGGCTTCCTTTTCCGCATCGGTCTGGGCAGCCTCGGAACCAGGGGTTGCCCCCTGGTCCGCTGCCTCGGCCTGTTCGCCAGCTTCAACTACTGGCATCGGAGCTTTCAGGAAGTCCTCATCGGACATCCCGAGATAATCCTTCTGGGCCTCGGTGGTCATCGATTAGCCCTCGTCGTCTTCGGTCGACTCCGAGCGGAGTTCGGCCAGGGCTTCGTCCATGTCCTTGATGTCTTTTTCGGCCTGGTTGCCCATGGCGATGACAGCATTGACCCAGCGCTTGAAGTGGCCGGCGGACTGGGCTGACGCCAGAGCATCGGCACGATCGTCCTTGCTGAGGCTCGGATCGGTCGAGAGGTGCGTGTAGCGGGCGCACTCCTCTTTCAGGAAGCCCTCGGTGATGAGCGCCCGGAAATCGGCGTTGTTGGTGAGGCGAACCAGACGGTCGCGCTGAACTTGGACAGCCTTGGCAAGCAGCTTCTGCTCTTCAAGGGCTTGGATATCCGACATAATCAGTTCCTATTTTTGTGGGGTTGGAGTTAACATTTATATGTTTATCGGAAAAAATAATGCGGGGTCAAGGCCCCGCATTATGAAAATACTGTCTTTCGCCGATTATCTAGCGATTATCTCATATAATCGGCTGATCCGGCTGAGCGCTGCGCATCGGATCGTGCATCTGCTTCGAGAGCTGGTTCCAGCCGACCGCCGCCTCGACGTCCGGTTTTGACTCTTCCGGCTTCTTCGGCTTGAGCAGCGCCTTGGTGACTTCGAGGTTCTGGTTGCCGGCAGCCTGGCCCGTCTGCTTCTCCATATCGCGAGCGTGCTTGGTGCCGGTCTCCTGCTCGACAGCGTCGATCCTGCCCTGCTCTGCCTTGACGTCCTCGGTCTGAGCCTTGGCTCGGTTGAGGTCGATCTCCGACCGCAGCTTCTCGATCTCCAGCGTTTCCTTCTGGATCTGCAGCTGGAGGAGCTGCTGCTGCATCGGGTCCGGCTGGGGCTGGAATTCCTCGATCTGCTTGGCCAGGTCGGGCATGCGCTTCAACCGGGCGATCTGGATCAGGATCAGCTTGGTGACGTTGAAGTCCATGTTGTTGCCCATGGTCTGGAGCATGAACGCCAGATCCTGAGCCTTGTTGTTGTCGATCTCGGCAGTCGAGATATCGACCATCAGGTCGAACTCACCGGGCAGATCGTCACGGTTGATCGTCACGAAATCGTCGTTGGTGACGCGCACGACTTCCTTGTCGGAGAGGAAATCCTGGTTCATGGCGATCAGCTTGCGGCCGACTTTGACAAGGCCATTGGCCAGGCGCCGCAGGATCGACATTTCACGTTTCGCCGCGGCATCGAGAATGCCCCGGATACCGGCAGCGACATCGCCATAGGCATTGCCGGACAGGCCGCCCGAGAACGCTTTCACGCCGGTGAGCGCTTCGGCTTCCTGGTTCTGCATGGACAGCATCGCCAGGGCCGACTGTGGGATCTCCGGATATTTGTGCTGGATCATGCCCTCATCCGGCGGCATGTTCGGATTGAACTCGTAATCCTGGCCGGCTTCGTAGCGGCGGCGGTTGAGCACATCGAGCATGCCCTTGGCGAAGCCCTGCTGGCCGTTTGCCGATCGACCCAGGAGATCGATCATGCCTCGCGAGACAGCGCCCAGGATCTTCTGGTTGTCTTCCAGGAGCTCGGCGTCCGGCTCGCCCATCAGCTGCCGCTTGATCGGCATATAGGGAGCCACCACGAAGGGGGCCTTCTTGTCCGGGAACGGGTTCTCTTCCATCCGGATGAGGACGTCGCCGATCCAGGTAGCGACGATCGGGACCATTTCGCCGGTGCCATGAACGTCGTAGAGGCCCCAATATTCGTAGGCTACGACGCGCTTGCGCATCGGGTCCTTGAAATTGAAGTTGGTGTCGACCGACTGGTTGGCGTGGTTCGGCTCCAGGATGGCAGTGGCGCCTTCCCAGTTGACGAACTCCAGGTTCCTGTAGCGCTTCGGCTCCTTCTTGAGCTCGGCCTGCGAGGTCTCGAACGAGATGACGACGAAGCCTGCCTTGTCGAGGTCATTGCCGCAGGTCGGGTCGGAGTAGAAATTTTCCGGGTTGATCATCTCGACCGTTGGACGGTTCTCGACGACTTTCTCGATCTTCTGCTTCTGGGTGCCGGCCGGAATGGCGACAGTTGCCTGGCCCGACTCCTCGTAGAAGTCGACAGCGGCCTTCAGTTCCGGGGGCGCCTTGTCGCCGAACTCGCGAGGATTCTGCGCCTTGGTTTCGAGAGCCTGCTGGAAGAGAGCCAGGTGCTGCTCATCAGGCATGGCGATGTGGTTGTAGACCGGCACGTCCTGATCAATCATCGTCGTGTAGCGGCACCAGCCGACACGGATGATGGCGGTGCCTTCGTCGACATTAGCCCGCACGTAATCGTCGATGAACGTGACCCGGTCCATCTTGGTGCGGAACTGCCAGTTGAGCAGCAGCTCGTTCTGGGTGGCAGCCGGCCGATCTTCAGCCGAGACCGGCTTCACGTCGAACAGCTTGTCGGAGGAGTTGAACGGCTCGGTCAGTGCCGAGTAGCGCCATTCTGCCTGGCGACGGATCAGCTTCGGCTGGACGGCAGAGCGGCCCTGGATCTTCTTCGGCTTCGATTTGCCGGTCACGTTGTGCAGTTCACGCCACCGCTGGACGTTCAGAACGTGTGTGTCATGCGCCGGCCTGGAGGCTTCGAGATCTCCCTGCAGCGTCTTGACGTCGGGCTCGTTCTCCCAGGTGGTCAGCTTGGGCGCCAAGCCCTGTGCCGTCGGCGGCGTCTGTGCAAGGGTCTCTTCGTCAGTGGCCATCTTAAAAATCCATGCGGTATTAATTAAAAATATGGGTGATTATCTTTGGGCTATTTTCGCCGAAATGTCACGTCTGATTTTCTTTCGTCGTAACGCTGCAAGCGCCAGAGGACGAAAATCGCCAGCAGCCGCTCGATCAGAACCATTCGGTGAACCTGGCCCGCTGGCCGATCGTCGGGTGGTAGATGAAGCACTCGACGGCCTGTCGGTTGACGTAGCCGTTGCGATCATGCCAACCGTCCGGAGGTGACGGGGAGCGCACATATTCGATGTTGACGTCGTGCCCCTCCGGCATCACATGCCCCCGGATATGGGCGGTCATACCGTTGTGATCCTTCTCACGAAGGAACTCGAATTCACCCCTGGTCTTGCGGATCTTGTGGTGCAGATGGTGCAGGAGCCAGTAGAGGTTGAGGCACTCGGAAATGTGCTCCCGTGCTTCCTTGACCATCAGCCCGTAGAGCTTCTCTTCCTTGGCGCCGTCAGCGTGTGTGACACCAAAGAGGTTGCGCTCGAAGCGGTAGTATTTGCGATGCCGCTCGGAGATATTGTAGTCGGTGGCCCGGACCCTGGTGTTGGTGCGCAGCCGGCCGGCAACAGCCTGAGTAAGTGCCCAGCCCATCAGCCAGTCATGGTTCGACATGCAGTGGATCAGATCGACATCAGCCACGCCGGAAGCCTCGGTGATGGCGGTATCGAGAGCCGCCCCGGCATCCTTGAAGCCTTGGAAAATGGTGCCGTCACTGTCCTGGTACGTGCCGCTTGTGGTACTTGTCCGGGGTCCGTCGACGTGCAGGATGTCATTGCCCATGACCCAGAGGATCCGGCCTATGCCCCATGGCTTTGCCATGCGCAGCAAAGACCTCGTGCCCTCGATGACTCGATGCCTGGCAACCTCCCGGTTGTAGACGTGGCCGGTCTCGGACTGGACGCACAGCTTGAGGAAGTGGACGTCGGCGAGGTCGATCACCAGCAGATGCTCACCGGTGGGCGTTTCCCGCGGCGGCAGGTGGATCAGGCTGGAAGGCGTCTCGGAGACGGTCTCCCGAACCAGGTCCTCGATACGCACATCCCGGCCGCTCTTCGGGTTCTTCACGAACAGGGAATAGCCGTTACCCTGCTCATCCTTGGTGATCTTCCAGAAGTGGGAGAGGTTGTTGGGATCAGCGATCCCGCCGGCGAGAGCGGCTTCGAGGATCTCGGGATGGTGGAAGTCGAGGGGCTTGTTCAGCGCTCGGCCGACGGTCTCTTTCGAGCACCCCATCAACCTGCCGATCTCGGACAGGTTGGGGGAGCCGTCTCTCTTGCGGATCGTCTGGGCGAGCTCCCGGATGCGGGCGTAATCGTCCGCGGACTTCGAGTTGATCTGGGCCATGTTAGTGGCCCCGGATGATGTAGAGGACTGCGCCCAGGAACCCTGCCGTCAGGAGACCGACGGCAGTGAGGACGGACTGGCGCTTGATCGTGTCCGAGCTGGTGCGCCAGCCCCGCAAATACGCCATGTCTTTTTGAAATTCGAATGGTTCGTCGAGGTTCACGCCGATCTCGGTAAGGGTCTGCTTTACCGACTCAGCGACGATGCGCTTGATGTCCGCTTCGGTCATATCCAATTTCCCAAATATTTTAAAACAAAATGTTTTCGTGATTATCTTTGCAGAGGCAGCGGAAATTGGAAAGCGCCTCTGTAGATTTTCTAGTAAATATTTATTTCGATTTCAAGGCCGGAGGGGCCGCATTCGCATTGATCGACAAAAGTGCCGCATATTTCTCGTAATACTCGGCGCAATAGATCAGCTTGACATTGCCCTTCTTGACCTGCCGGCGTTCCCTGCGCAGCAGGATCCGGGTGTCGTCGACGGTGTTCAGCTGGGCGTGCTCGATCAGCTCCTTGCACCACTGCGGCCAGGGAGCCAGGTGAACGCCAGCCTGGGACTTGCCGATGTCCGAACCGGCCTTCTCGAGAATTCGTTTATTCGTCCCGCATGCCGTCAATGTCAGCGTCATTGAGAGTGCAGCCGCGACCAGCATCCTTGAGAGCTTGGGCATAGGTGATGTCTTTCTTTTCGTTGATGTTGTCGTCGGCAACCTGCTTTCGGTTCAGGGCCTCGATCTGATGGGTGAGCCAGTCAGCAGCCTTGTCGGCAGCATCTTTCTGGCGTTCCAGCTCGTAGATCCGCGCATTGGCCGCGGCGAGCTCGGTGACATGGGTGTAGCCGTCGACGGCCTTGTCGACCGCCAGGCGAACGGACGAGCTCTTGTCGAGCTGCCACCAGGCCAGCAGGATGAGGATCGCCAGGACCGGCACCGGAATGCAGATCTTGAGGACCCTCCAGAGGATGGCGAGAGCGGTTTCCATTACAGGCCACTCACGCAGAGCTCGGCCTCGCCGATACGCTGAGCGTCCCCATTCTCCCGGCGATGAACCAGACCATCCAGTCGGGCACCCCCCACCATGTTGTAGGCCGTCAGAGCCAGGCAAGCGGTATGGTATTGGTGCTTCGAAACGAAGCCGGCACCACTGGAGCGCATCACCTTGACGACGCCGTAGTTGTAGCCGCCGGAGATCATCGACGCCTGCACGGAATCGGGAGCCAGACCGAAGTCCCTCACCCCGTCGACGAGTGGCAGGTAATAGTCGTGGATCACCCGCTTGATGAGCATCCGCTCGCACTGGTCGGGCGTGAACGTCATGCCAGACTTGATGTTGAGCGTCTCGCCGTAACAGACCGTCCACACCGGCTTCTTGGGAAGCGTGTCGAGGTAGGCCTTGGTTCGCAGCCCTTCCCAGGACTTGATGACCTTGACCGCCATGACGACGGCCGGCGGGACCTGGCCCTTGTCGATCGCCTTGTGAATGGCGACCGGGGTGACTGGCCTATCGCCAGACGTACTTGCCCAGCCACTGGCGAATGCGGCGACCAAGGCTGCGGCGATTGCGGCCTTTGCGCGGCTGGTGATCTTGATCTTTCCGATCGGCATTTACGTTCTCCAAATGAATTTCGGGTTGGGGCATGACGCGCGCCCAAACGGCGCCGACGAGGATGACCACGGTGACGAGGCGGAAGGCCTTGGGTGAGATCCCGAAGGAGTCCTCGTCGACGTAGGGAAGGAGCTGTTCGAGAACCTGAAAGGCGAAGCCCAGGTAGAGGAGCCTTGCGCTCCAGGCCTTGAACAGAATCCGGTGCCATCCGTCGATTAAGTTGAGACGGTTCATAATATTATCTCGATAATATCGGCTAAGCGGGAACCACTGACACCGTCCCCATTGCATTCCACCAGGCAGCGTTTGCTGCGGGGCCGGATGCGGTCATGGTGCGGTGGTTGGTCTTGTCCCAAACGGTGAGGCCTTCGACTTTGCCGACGGTGTTCACGGCATTGCCAATGGCAGCGATCTCGACTGCCGTGTAGCTGAGCTTGGTCTCGGCGACGGCTACGATGCCGGTTCCGATCAGCTCGACGAACTCGTCGCCGGAAGCATTGCCGGTGTCGAGGTAGAGCCCCCCGGTCTGCGGACCGAGCGATATTGGCTTGAAGGCAACTTGGATCGTGGCCGTCTCGCCGGGGAGCAATTTCTCAGGCAGGCTGGACTTGAGGAGGAAGTCCCCGCTCAGCTGGTGGAACAGGATGTTCACCTCGCCATAGCCGGCGTTGGTGAGCACAATGGCCTGGGATCCGGACTCCTGGTTCAGCCCCGTGTTGGCGAACGCCAGGGAGGCGACCGAGATCTCCAAGTCCTCCTTGTGCTTGCCGTAGGGCATGTCACGGATGCGGCGGCTCGACTGGTCTTGGTCCTGGTCGATGTAATCCTGGAGAGGGATGTAGCCATCCATTTTCGGATCATTGGGGTCAATGGCCATGGTATGAAATCCTGTTATCTGAACGAAGCGGCAGCACACGCGAAATTTGACGACGTTCCGCTGCCACCGGTTCGAGTCGCACTGATCACTCGGTTCAATTCGTCAGCGGTGGGGACCAATGCTGAGCCAAAGTCACGAGTGTTGACCGCACCAAGAGCAGTTTCATAGTCTTCCGTCATACCGACCACCGTCACAGCCGCATTAGCGCCATAGGTCGTACCGGCAAAAATACTGAACCCACCACTCTTCTCATCAATTGTGTCTGAGAAAGTCGCCGCGCTTGCGTTGGCTGCCACGGTATCAATCGGGGTCAGTGAAGAAAGATTGTAAACACTATATGATGCGATATAGACAAATGCGGTACTACCTGCGCCACCAAAATCAGTTGTAACAGTTGCTGTTGTTCCCGTTGGTACGGTTGCTGAAATAATTGCGACGTTTGGATTGTAGGTTGAACCAGAAATAGTGCTGAATTGGCAGTGAATATCAGCAGGAACACCGCCAATCGAGGCGCTTGTTAAAGTACCCAAACCCGATGACGACAGGAAATGAACTGCACAAAAGACTACTCTACCCGCCAGTGCGGGTCCAATAGGAACCCCAGCTGCATTATATAGTAGACCCGCCCCCGACCACGTACTCGTTGTGTGCCCGTGATAGGTGTACGTGACCGGGATCAGTGCGACAGCCGAGGTCGACGACAGGAGTGCTTGTTGGAGAACGGACGGCATTAGGTCAGCCCCACGCCAGAGATGCGCCAGCGAGTCGCCGAGACCTTGATGGCCGTAGCCTGGCCGCCAGATGCAAGCGTCCGCGAACCAGTGGTGCCAGCAGCTCCAACCAAGACAAGCGTGTCCGTGGTGATCGCAATGGTGATCACACCGGCGCCGAAGTCATTGTCGAAGGTGATAGCAGTGCCAATCGGGAAGGCCACCGCGGAGTTCGCAGGGATCGTCCAGATGCGGGCCGTGACGTCGGACGACGGATGGTAGATGTGTTTGCCGCCGTCCGTCAGGACGAGTGTATAGGCGGCGCTCTGGGCGTTCTGGCGGATCAGCGAGGAGAGCTGGGGATCGACCGCCTGGTAGAGAGTATCGAAGTACGTCTTCAGGAATGCCTTGACCTGGGTCCAGGTCGCGTAGACCACACCGAAGGAAGCGGCGCTGTCAGAACCAGCTACGCGATCGGCGTCAACAATCGCACCCTTGTTGGTCGCATTGATCGCAGTCGCGGTGACATTGGCGCCGGTAGCGATACCGGCCAGCTTGGTCTTTTCGGCGGCAGTGAACGCTTTGTTCGTGGTGCCGTCCGGGGTGTCATCGGCGGTAAGCGTGACCGCGCCCGTCCGGCCGGCGACCGAGAGCACGGCGTCGGTGTAGTCTTCCTTGAACCAGTTGGCCGCAAACGTCGTGGTCGACGCATTGTCGAGGATCGCGATGATACGATCGCCGTTGAGGAACGTCTGGCCGTTCACCGTGCCGCCGGTCGAGACAATGTAGGCATAGCCCGCCTGAGCAACGCCAGCGCCTGGGAAGGTGCCGGCCGAAGCGTCCCAGGCGCCTTTGAGGATCACAGCCTGGTCGAGGCCCAGGACCTTGGTCTTGATGTCATCGAGATCGACGGCGCCAGTGACCGAGATGAACCCGAGCTTGGTGTTCAGAGCAGTCGTGAAGCTGGCAGTCGTGGCAGCCAGGATGGCCGAGTAGGCTTGGACATCCGTGCCGGGAACCAAGCTGAGCAAGGTTCGCATGGCCGAGTAGTTGGCCGCCTGGAGAAGGGACCGCGCATTGACCGTCGCATCACTGAGATCGGCGACGAGATGGGAATGGGCGACACCGGCATAGAGCGTGTCGAAGTAGGTCTTCGCCCTCGCCTTGATCGCACCCCAGGTGGTCTTCGACAGAATATTACCGGCTTCGGTGTCGACGATCATGAACGGATCGGCGTCGGCCAGCGCAGTCTTCAGCGGAGCGCCCGACACGGCGCCAGCCAGGCCGCCTGTGGCGATGGCGGCGGCATCAGCGGCCGATTGCGCAGCAGCGAGCTTCGAAGCGTTGGCGTCGTTCTTGTAGCCGAGCGTCGTGGCCTTATCGGCAGCTACGGTCGCCTTGTCGGCCGCAACAGCCGTAGCGTCCGCATCGATAGCGGCGACCTGCCCTGGGATTGCAGCCACGGCAGCGGCCATGCCGGCAACGGTGTTGATGTTGGCCTGGTTGCCGGCCACCGAAGTGATGTTGGCGGCATTGGCCACCGCGGCATTGATGTTGGCGGCATTGGCGACGGCAGCGTTGATGTTCGCCTGGTTGCCCGCCACAAGGTTGATGTTGACCGAGTTGCCGGCGACGGCAACGATGGCAGGGAGATCGGTTGCAACCGTGACGATGTTGGCGCGGATCGCATAGACCGCGACGATCTCATCCTTGATATCCAGGATGCCCAGCAGGCCGTCGAGGTTGTCGACGATCGTCGAGATGTCGTTGAGCAGCGGGCCGATTTGCTCAAGCACCGATGCCTGGGCGGCGACGGCGGTGATCTCGGTCATCGAATTCGCGACGAAATACACCTCCGCCATATTGCCGGAGACGTGCTTCACATATTCGATGTTCTCGGCGACATGGCGCACGGTCTTGTAGGCGCTGCCGATCAGTTTATCGACGAGCTGCGCCGCATTGCCATTCGAGCCAGTGAAAGGATTGAGACTCATCAGGCGAAACCTCTGTCTTCGAGCTTGTGGTGCGACGTGGAGAAAGTCTGGTTCACCAGATCGCGCTGCTCGATGTCGAGGCAAGCCGCTTCGTAGGCGCCGAGATACTCCTGACTTTTTACAATATTTTCTTGCCCATTCATATGAGAAAATACCTTATAAGCCACAAATAATCTCAAGGGATTTTCAAGGTAAATCGGCAGCTCAATATTCTGGTCGAGCAGCGGGCTGGTCGCATTGAGCCGATCGTCGAGCTTTCGGTGGCTCGCCTGGTAGACGACAGCCAGTTCCAGGCCCCCCACTGGGGCCGGCACCTGGAGGATGTTCGGATAGGGCGTGAACAGCGACCGCGGATCTTCCTTGTCGTTGAGCGGCAGCTGGCAGCCGCTCGCGTCCCAGACCTCCAGGATCTTGATGAGATCCTCCTCATAGGGTTCGTCCGGCAGGTCCTTGATGTAGGGCCAGTCGACGTCGGAACCCGAGGTTTCCGTGTACTTCCGGATCAGGTGATAGTTGGTGATCTGGTTCGCCATCTCGATCACGAGATCCTTCTCGCTCAGGAGAAAGCGCGAGTAGAGCGCGAGCAGCGCATCATTGGCGTAATGGATCAGCTGCGGCTGCTTCTCCTCGACAATGGCCCCCGAGCCGGAGTTCGAGATCGCCAGGTTGGAGAGCTCTCCGAACGAGAGCTGACGGAACAGGTCAACGATTTTCATTAAAAATATCCTAGAAAACCAATATAATCAAAGGGGATCAGACGACATAGGATTCGAGCGCGGAGGGCTGTTCGCCGTTATCTTCGTCCGCGTTCCAGTCAGGGCCACCGTTGTGGCCCATCATGGGCGCCTGCTCGCTTGGTTTCCATGCGTTCATGTACATTAACATGGAAATCGTATCGATGCAGTCGTCTTTTCCTTTCAAACCATTTTTGGTTGCCATCCTGATTTGCGAATAAAAATGCCCGAGGATTTTTGATGTTTTCATTTCCGTCGGGAAATACATCTTGCCGGCCTTGAAAAGCGGCACGACCAGGTTGAAGCGGGTGAGCTTGTTGAGCACCGGGCGGATGCCGGGGTCGCCGTTCTTTTCCGACGAGGCGAAGTTGAACCAGATGTTCCTGGTCAGCATCTCGCCCTGGAGCCACTTGATGAAGGCCTTCTGCTGGCCCGAGACTTCGACGCCGACACCCTGCGGCCGGTACTTCTGAACCAGGCGGAACAGCTCGTTGATCGACACGTCCATCGTCGTGCGCTCGCAGAAGCCGTCGACCCAGAACCAATCGCCATTGGAGTTGTAGGCCCAGACCGAGATGACCGAGAAGTCGGCCGTCTGCTTGTCGGAGGTCGCGAAGTCCGTGGTGATATAGAAGTTGAACTGGCTCTGGCGCTCCATCAGCTGGATGCGCGAGAACTCGCGGATCTCCTTGTCCTGGACCAGGCGCTCTTCGTCGGAGGAGATGCGCAGCATCAGCTCCTGCATGAAGCCCTCGACCTTGCCGGTCAGGACCGCGTCCTCGTACTGCTTGACGATGAAGTCGTAGGTGAAGCGATCCTCCCAGGCGCCGCGGAACTCTTCGCGCGAGCAGGGGAAGCGTTCGCACACCGGCCAGACGTTGACGTCCCAGGCGCCGGACTCTACCGCCTCGACCATGATGTCTTCGAGGTTGAAGGGCGTGCCGTTGAAGACGATCTTGCGGCGGGTCGGATCGAGCGCGTAGTTGATGCCCTTGTAGACCGTGTCCTTGATCGCCTGCATCGAGGCCTTCGACTTGGCGTCGTCGTCGGACACGAGATCGTCGAGCACCGCGAGAGGCGGCCGCTTGCCGAAGATCTTCGTTCCGCGGATGCCGGTCTTGGCGCCGAACATCTTGATGCCGAACCGGTGGCCGTCCTTGTTGGTGAACTCCAAATAGTTGTCGGTGAAGTGCGCCTCCGGCAGCCACTCCTGCAGGAACTCGCTGTTTTCGTAGCGGAACTGGACGTTCTTGCGTGCCGACTTGACGCCGTTCTCCATCGAGTCGGAGACGTAGATCATGGCCGACAGCTTGCCGAAGCCAGGCAGGTAGCCGAACACGGCGATGAACAGGACCAGGTATTCGAAAAAGAGCGTGGTCTTGGCCGCGCCGCGAAAGCACAGGTTCGCGATCTGTTCCGATTTTGAAGTGGCCAGCTTGTCGAGCATCTTCAGATGCACCGGCGGGGTCTTGTGGCTCTCGCCCTCGGCGCCATTCACCAGCTTGATGAAGTTCATGAAGATGAGCGCGAACTGCGACGGCACATAGGATCCGTCGCTCAGCGCCCCGTAGTCGACCTCATCCAGCCACTCGTCGAGCTTCTTCTGGACGATGACGCGATCGGACAGCTCCATCCGTGATGTCTCACTCGACATCGGTCACCTCTTCCTTGTTGACGAGGCGAGCGCCGGCGACGTCGATGGTCTTCATCTGGCCGCCCTGGATCAGGCTCTGCTGCTGGTCGGCGAGCTTCTCCAGCATCTCGCGCATGTCTTTCATGCCCGAGTTCTCGGACTGGTTGAGGTTGATCTGGAAGCCGGCCTTCATCTCGGGCTTCTTCAGATGCGTGAGCAGTCCGATCGCCGCCTCGGCTTGGACCTTCTCGGAGTTGGCGTTCATCATCAGCGTTGCGAGCTGGTTGATCGCCTTCTGGTGGATATCCTGGTTGAGCACCCAGGTCGGAACCAGGGATTGCTCCATGATCAGGTTGACCAGCTTGCCCCGGGCAAAGGCCGACACGTAGGCCGAGATGTCTTTCTTCGAGGCGCCCTTGGCGAGCAGCGCGGAGTAGCGGGTCGGGAACGTCTTGGCGTAGGCGTCCTCGTTGTTGTGTCCCATCAGCTTGAACGACACATAGGTGACGGCGCTGAGATAATCCTCGGTCTTGAATTTCCCTTCCTTCAGCACGGCCGTGTAGCTGATGAAGTTGTCGCGGATGTTCTCGGCGATGATCGGGTCGGCCGAGATCTGGTTGAGGGTCTGAACCAGGTTCGGGGTGACCGATGCCCGCAGGTGCGTGGGCAGCGCCCGCTTGACGTCGTCTTCCGTCAGCGGAACCAGATTGGAGGGGACCGGCGCCGCGGGAGCGGGCGGCAATGGCGCAACAGCTGGGGCAGCCACAGGCTTGGGCGCCAGCGGCGGATTATTAAAAAGCGAGGACGTCATTTTATTTCCTTGCACGCAATTATTTTTATGGTAATCATAATAGCATATTCGTCAAGCGCGGTATTCAAAATCAATTTCTGATTATCTATTGTAATCCCCTCCGGCGTTTTGTGGGTTTCCGCCGTTGAGGGTTTAGAGGCCGAGAGCGTTTGTCCCCCCCGTTTGGACGCTCTCGGCCTCGTTCGTTTCAGGCCTCCTCCCGAGTCTTCCGCCAATCAGCCAGCTTCTCGACACTCGTGGTCGAGTTGGCCATGATGCTTTCCGGCTTGTCGTCGATCCAGACGTCGGGGATGAACCCGTCGCCGAAGTGATCGAGGAACCACTTCTTCGCGATGCCGCGGCAGTAGATGACGGGGAAGTGCTGCTCTGCTTCGATCAGCGGAGCCGTGCGGTCGAACTCGTTGTTCCTGGCGGTGACGATGCGGACATCGTGGCCCCGACGCTTGGCCGCCCGGCCAAAGGCCTGGAACAACTCAGGATCGGCCGAGTAGGTCATGTCGTAGTCGAGTGCGATTTTCATAGTTAATCCTGGTGTTTGGTTACGACGACTCTGTGAGCATCGGTGTTGACGGTGCGGCCATCGCCGCGCTGGAGGCGTGTCTCGTTGTCCTCTCGGGTGGCCCGGAACTGCACCTGGCCATTCTTCCCGACGCGGAACTGCATGACGTGGACAAGGTCGCAGTCGCAGCAGCCCATGAAGTAGCGATCGGCTCGCGGCTGGACCCAACGGGACCAGCCGCTCTTGTTGGCCTTCTCCTTGCGGAAGCGGATCACGACAGCCACCAAGCCATACCAGCGGCGCCGGCAATGAAGCCGACGCCCGCATAGACCCACTTCGTCGCCCAGGGGATGATCAGATCTTCGAGTCCCATCAGTCCCTCGCCAGGTTCTGGAATTGCTGGGCCTGCTGCTGCGCAGCCCGCTGGCCGGACACCAGCTCAAGCGCTTCCTGGCGAGCCAGGCGCCGGGACAGATGATGCTTGTGGAGCTCCATCGCATTGACCTGCTGGTACATATCCCGGCGGTCGACAGACGGCAGACGGTTGAAGGCGTCGGTGCGGAGGAAGGCTTCGAGCTTGTCGTAGCGCTCGGTCAGCTGCTGGAGTTNCGGCAGACGGTTGAAGGCGTCGGTGCGGAGGAAGGCTTCGAGCTTGTCGTAGCGCTCGGTCAGCTGCTGGAGTTCGAGCTTGGCCCGGATCTGCCAGGTCTCGTCGCTGGTGTGGGTCTCGTCCTCACCGCCCTTGTTCATGAAGCGGGTCATGTCGTTCATAAGGGAGAGGAGGTTCTCGTCGAGATGATCATCTTCGGGCAGGAGCTCCCGATAACAGCCGATTGGCTGGTCTTTGTATCGGAGCTTCATACGGAGGGATTTGCCTTCGGGACCGTCACGGAGAACGATCTCGCCGAGCCGAGTCTCCTNATCGGAGCTTCATACGGAGGGATTTGCCTTCGGGACCGTCACGGAGAACGATCTCGCCGAGCCGAGTCTCCTTGCTCGCCTCACCGGTCCCTTCCGCGCTTGCGGCTGCCGGCTGCGCCTCTGCCGCGCGCACGGGCCGGTAGGCTCGCTCGAACACTTCCTTGGGGGACCAGGAGATGTAGCCCTTGAAACCGGGGACATGGGGAGGGTTCTCGACGCGGTCGGTGTATTCGACAATGTAGCCTGCATCGTTGCCGTCTTCATTGGACGGCAAGGTCCATCCGCGCAGCTTGTTGTATTGCTGCCGGCTCATAGGCGTGGCGTTGATCACCTTGGTTCCGATGTAGGTCTCGAAGCCTTCCTGCGGTTCTACCAGGGCGCCACCGATCAGGCGTTGGTCGCGGGCCATCCTCGACTTGAGCTCGTAGCCCATCAGCGCCCACATCTTGGCGATGGCGTCCGACTTGGCCAGGCGCTTGCCGATCTCGGGGTTGAAGTTCTTCGGGTCGGCGCACGCGCTCTGACCCAGGACGGTGAAGCCGTTCCACAGGCGCAGCACACAGATAGTCAGGAGGCCGAGGTCCGGATCCAGTGGCAAAGGGTAAGCCGGCACGGAGCCCGTCTCGACGGCAGCATCGAGAAAGCCTGCTCGGGCGCCTTGTTCCGCACTGAAGAAGTGCTCGGAGATAATGGCTGCTTCGACGTCGGCGAGGGTAACCCGTTCGCCGCGGGCGCCGTCGATCAGCTCCTGCTCGGTGACATTCGTATTCATGAAAGGATTGTCCTTAAACATAGAGGGAGTTGGGCTCAGCCGGTAATGCCGTCGGGAGCGGGCGTGATGATGTGGTAGTCGACGCTCTTCTCGCGGATCAGGATGTAGCCCTCGTCGCACTGCAGGCGCACGTAGGTGCCCTTGGCATCCCAGCTTGTGATGTTGCGCAGGTTCAGGTGGTTGCCTGACTTGAATACGACCTTGCGCTTCAGTTCGAGGACGGGAACAGCTGCCTTCAGTTTATCGCTCATAATATTTTCCTTGCATATGTCAAAGTGGTTATCTAATAATCCGACGATAGATTGTAGACCACCATTGGGTTGATAATGCAAGGGGTATTTTTATGAGCGATTATGTTCTCTATATCGGGCTCGCGATCGACGCGGCCATCCTGGCCTGGCTTATCGTGCGGGACGTCTACTGATGCCCCAGATCAAGCTGCTCGACCTGACTGACGCCGAGGTCTCCGAGATTCTGGGAGAGGAGCCAGAGGAAATGACCGTGGGGCTCGACAACGGCCTGACCCTTCCGGTGACCATGATGCTGGACAAGGATGGCAACCCCACCGACATCGTGTTCGATGCAACGACGCTTCTCGCCGGCTCGGCCGCGCTCGGCTGGTACGAGATCGACGTCGCCGACGGATCCTGGTCTCGTCCTCTCCTTCACTGAGAAAACGATAGACATCTTTCAGATTGATCGAGGGTGGGGCTTTACAGGCCCCCTTCCCTTTGTTAAAGAGCGTGCTCTTTACCACCGCCCCACGGCCTACCTCTGCATCTCCCCCCTACTGTTTTCTTTAGAAAGAAAATAAGAAAGAGAGAGATACGGACGGGCGAAGCTATATGTGGGTGACCCCACTGGGACCTGGGGGACTCTGGTTCATTAAAGAGATAATCATTACCACAATGATTTGAAAACCATTAAGGTAAATCCTCGCGCTATTTTTAAGGGGATTTAATAGATAATGATTAGCCTGTTTTCTCTGGCTCATTATCTTGGTTCCGATTTTGGCGATTATGCCGCCCATTATGCAGATAATATTATCTAGATTTTTGCAGTAGCCATTTTATCATAATGACGTTCTGGTGCTGTACATACACCGGGGGTGACCCTGTCAGATTTAAATACCCCCCCGGTCTAACACCCTCACACCCATACTCACCACCCCCTGTGTTCATGGCGCTTCGCGCCTTCTGGATCATTCATCCTAACATAGGAGCATACGCATATGGCTACCGTTCTCAGTGCATCTAACGCTACTGCCACGTCGATCCTGTCGACGGTGCAAACGCTGGCTCATACTGCTCAGCGTACCATAACCACAGCTGCTGCTGGGTTGGACATGCTGGACACATACGTCGAAGACGCTCGTGTTCGTCAGGCTGATCAGTCCAAGATCAACCGGCACAACTACCGTAAGTCGCTCATTCAGGAGTCTGCTCTGGAGCAGGCTCGCAAGGAGCATCAGCTCACACAGGAGATTGGTTCCAACCAGGTCCTGGCTAAGCTGTTTAATGACAATCATGCAGCTCTGGAGGCGCTTTTCGCCTCCTAATGGAGCTCTAAGACTCAGCGCTTCGGCGCTGGGTCACACCATTATCTCGATAGTATATTCAAATTATCGCGGTAATCCCCAACATACTGTGACGACAGACCATCGGTTCTGGCGCATCAATCAACCACTCAAATCGCGAGGAATTCCCAATGGGCCGCAAGGACCAATCCCATTCTCATGGGGCAATGCCGTTCGACTATGAAGTCGATGCGGCTGCTCAACTGCGCCATCAGGCGTTCGGATCGCATTCGTTTCTCGATGAAGGCTTTGATGCCTTCGATCACGAGGACCAGATGCTCCAGGCAAATGGTCGGCTCAATCCCGTCTGGGAGATGAGCAATGCCCGTTAAGGCTCCTGCCGAGTTCAACCTCGACAAGATGTTCGTGGCTCACGAGCAGGACCAATACGAGACGGCTTGTCGTCTCGATCCTGAACCAATGGTCAAGGACCAGCTCAACTGGGCCGAAGTACGCTTCGTGATCAGGAGCTTGATCCTGGTCGGCTGCATCACCATCGGCACTGTCATGGGCGTCTGCGCCATCTATGAGCGCACCGCACATCATCAGGCCATCGTCTGCCAGGAGGGCTGCTAATGCCCATCCTTAGCAAGAGCGAGCTCAAGGAGCTAATCGAGGCTCAATACACACCAAGCGAGGCTGCGATTATCACATCGGAGATCCTCGCTCGCATCCAAAATGATCCCGCACTGGCACATGAGATCGGCACTCTACTGATCGAGTGCGCAATGCGGGATGTCGCCGAAGCTTTGACCTCAACCCACAAGGACTGAACCATGAAGAAGATCATCATCCTCGCTGTTGCCCTGCTCTGTGCCGGTTGCGCCAGCGCCCGTTACAACGACCATTACGTCGGCGATTCCACTGGCTGCAGTGGCATTCCGTCCTGCTACAGCCCTGTCGAATAAACCATGATGATCATCACAACCGATGCGCTCAATCGTGAGCACATCGCCGATCGCATGGTAGTTGGCGGTATCCCCGACACACCAGAAAACCTCGATAAAGCCCAGGAGTTCTGCGACTGGGCTAACACCTTCAGCTGCAGTGATCATGGGGGATCCTTCTACCAGATCGTCGAAAACGGCCATCGCCTCTCACGAGGCATGGAAGATCTCATCTAAATAACTGCAATCGCTTGTTTTGGTTGGCGCTTCGCGCCTCCGAGACCGTCATCATCAACCATGAAACCTCTGGAGCTACCACTCATGAGCATTCTCGATTACACCCGTCCGGCTGCGCCGGCACCGACCTCGCGTTCGCCTTTCGCTGGCCTGACCAGCGTCACCAACGATCGTCCCAAGGCCAAGCTGTGGCTGAACACCGGCTACGTCATCGCCGGCTCGGACAAGTTCATCAACCTGCCTGTCGGCCTGCCGATCGACACCATGGAACCGGCACCGGTGGGCGGCCAGAACGAAGACTGGCTGAAGCAGCGCCAGGCGCAGAACGAGTTCCTCAAGAGCCTGCAGGCTGCCGGCGCCGACATGGCACCGGGCGAGGAACGCGACATCATCCGTCAGGATATGGGCAATGGCATCACGCTTGTCGTTCGCCTGCGCCGCGTGAACGAAGAGCGGGCTGTCCCGCTGGCCACCAACGAATATGCCGTGAACTTCACGTCCATGTTCGCCAAGCCGGCGACCATGCCGGAAGCTGCCGAATAAGCGGCAACCAGTAACCCAACCCGTGGGTTGAACAGCATCTAAGCACCTGATCAATGCCGCGATGAACGAGATGCGATGCTCATTTAACTGCTCGCACAGGAGTCGTCGGGGTACGATCAGCTGCCAACGCAGGAGACTGCAACCATGGACGATTAGATCAGCCTGCCCGGAGCCATAGGCTCTTGGCAGGTAGGCTACCCAGCTTTTCATGCCCCAATGTGGGTATTCATAGCGCCCTCATATCGACCGCTCATTCGGGCACATCTGGCGCACCGATTATCAACTAAATCATCTGATTGGCGTTCCAATCGACCGCGGCGACAATATCGATTCAGTTCGATCGCACCGCGCTAGAGCGTGTCTGCCATAATACCTCTCGCTGAATGCGGGTCCTGCCCATTGGACCTTAACTATGGCAGCCCCAGAGGCTCTAACCGTGCGAGTAAGCTGCAGCGTGAGTGCAGCACCTTGAGGAGGCGTTCCCGTGTGAAAGGGGGCGTCTCCTCCTTTTATTTTCAAAAGGGATAGACAGGCATTATCTTTAAAAATAATGAGGAATATGCCTGTGGATAAGTCGGAGAATTTCGACTCGATTCCTACTTCCTGATTAACTTACTAAATGCTAATCCGACTTTTCTCCAAAAATCGGCGATAAGGAGCCTAAAATCCATGGGTGCGAATTTCAAAACTCAATCCTTCGACGGCAAGCTGTCCAAGAAGGAACTCGAAACGGCCTTTGAGCGTGTCCAGGACCAGGATCGCTACGAGAATGGGCACAGCTATTCCGGCGGCTTCGGCATGGCCCGTGGTCTGCAGATCGCGGACAAAACCTTCCGCGACAGGGAGATCGCTGAAGAGTACCTCGATAGCAATTGCGAGAAGTGGGAAGAGGCGATCGCCGTCGTCTACACCGACAAGGATGGAGCCAAGAAGTGGCTCATCGGCGCAGTGTGCGCGAGCTGATCATGGACACCTATTACGGCGTCTATCGCGTGCTGAAAAATGGCGAGCATCGCTACGTCAGTCGCACCTGCACGAGCAGCAAGAAGCTTGCTGAAGAGATCGCCAGGGATTTCACCAATGGTGGGATCACCATGCCCGACGGCAGCACCAAGCGCATCGAGCCGCATCTCCACATCGCCAAGCCACTCCCGAAGGAGTTCCAATGAACAAGCGCGAGATCAAGAGGCGCATCGCGCTCATCGGCATGAAGCCCAACTACCGGGTCATCAACAACATGCCTGGTGGAGCGATCATCTGCTACGTCGCCACCGCCAAGATTGGCCATGCCATCGTCCGTGCCCTGCGCGAGCTGGCCTACCAGGAGAACGCCAAATGAACAAGAGAGTCGGCTTTTTTGGGCAGCCAACCAGGGCATCCGCAATGCAAGGGATTGCAAACTGGGATCGCCGAGCAGGCAGTTTGCCACTGCTCTCCTCGTGTCTTTTGGGGATGAAAGATGGTCCTCAAACGTGGTCATCTACGCATTCTTGGCCCTCGGTCAGACACGCGATGATAACCCTCGGATTGGCGCGCGAGTTGGAGCCGCTCCGAGAAGGCGGTCATATCACCACTAGGACCCAAATTACGGACCTTGGTATTGAGGTTCGTGCTGCACTCGCCGCGCTCGGCAATGCTTACACGCCCGGCTCCGGCTCCGAAGTCCACCTCGTTCTCGGGGCGTCGGCACAGACCTTCAAGCCCTGCGAGAATCACCCTGAACGCTATTGCAACTGTGAGGGCTATTATCCGGCATGCCGTGAAGCCGCCCTCTCGACCACAGGAGAGAAATCATGAGCGACACACTGGAAGCGGCGGCGAAAAGACTGGTCATCCAAGCGATGCAGTTGAAAGACTTTGGTCATGAAGGGACCGGCGGTGAGTTCTGGACGAATGCCAGTAAGACCGCACTTCTCGAAGAGTGCGCCGAAAACGCCGCCCGTGCTGTTCTCGACCTCGTCACTCCCGGCAAGGCGCCGGCTGCGGCGGGGCCTTACGCGCACGAGTATGGCAAGACAAATGGCGACGGGACATTCAGTGTTGTCATCGAACGAGGCGAGCCCAAAAACCCTGTCCCTGACTGGCCGGTTAAGGCCCTCTATGCCTCTCCAGTCGATCACCCTGAAGTGGACGCGCCGGTCGCGTGGCAGAATATCGCTGCGCCATACAGTATTCTGACGCCCGAGCAATACGGCATGCGCCTGCCCTTGATGCAGGGTAAGTTTCGCCCGCTCTATGCCTCTCCCGCTCCTGTCACCGCGGTAGCGCCCCACTCAGATGACGCTGCTGTGGATCGGTTCGCTGCCGCCATGAAGGCCAAACTTTCCAAGAAACGGGCAGAGGGTCGCGGCGGATGGGATGGGCCTGATTGCAGCGCCCAAATCCTGTCTGACCTTATGCGCACGCACGTCGATAAGGGCGATCCCGTCGATGTCGGCAATCTCGCGATGATGCTTCAACAGCGCGGCGAAAGGATAATCTGATGGGCAGTTCGTTCACTTGCAAGCTCAATCCATGCTGTGGCGACCGGCGCAACTGCGAACCGCCACCACAATACAGCGATCGCTACCGTGACGAACCTGTCGCTCTCTCGAAAGACACGTCACGTTTCAAGGCGCTTTCGTCGGTCGATGACGAGACCACTCCCGGAACACGTCGGGGCGGAGCGGGAGCGTCATCCGAAACGGCCCGGCTGGTTAGGGCCTCGCAATGGCTTCAAGACCGATGGGGCCAAAAGCACCCGAACACAGCGCATATCAGGCAGCTTGCCGAGTATGAGGCGTTCCTTTCCGCGATTCCCGCCCCGTGAAGCCAAGGAACCATCAAAATGAGTGAACCGATCACCATCGGTATCAAGACCATGCAGATGAGCGACAACCGTGAGGAATACTTCGTCTTCGTCAATCGCGGCGGCCGCGAGATCACACCGCACAGTTATCGCAGCCCGTATCGCAACCGGGCCGAATACGAGGTGGCCTACTTTAAGCATGTGCTGCTCGGCCATCCCAAACCCGACCTCATGGATCCGAAATATGCTGATCCGGAGGACGAAGGCATCCCAGCCATCACAGGAGATTTCAAATGAGCTACCTCGCATATGCCGGCATCGGCTCTCGTGAAACGCCGGCTGTGACCCTGGAGGTCATGCACCACATCGGCGCGTATCTCTGCTCGCAGGGATGGACACTGCGCAGCGGTGCGGCTCCTGGCGCCGACACGGCCTTCGAGAAGGGCGTTGACGATCACATGGCCAACACCATGACCAATGGCACAGGTCAGTTCATCCGGCGCAAGGAGATCTATCTACCCTGGAAGGGCTTTAACGGCTCGACCTCGGATCTCCATCCCGCCAATGTGCCTTTCACTGACGAGCAGATCTACGTGGCCCGGACCACACATCCGGCCTGGCATCGTTGCTCGCCATCAGCCCAGCGCATGCACACGCGCAACGTGAGCCAGATCCTTGGATCTGAATTCGTCAACGGCCCGAAAGTCGTGCCCGTCAAGTTCGTCGTCTGCTGGACTGAAGGCGGCAAGCTCAAGGGTGGCACGGCAATGGCCATCCGCATTGCCCAGGCATGCCAGATCGCAGTGATCAACCTTGGCGAAGCCAAGACCGCCAAGGAGCTCGAAGCACTCGTGCTCCAGGTCGACAGCCTGCAGGCTACGTTCAAGGGCTGAGCCATGTGCAACATGCGCCTTTACTGGATCATCCGAACAGCAAAACGAAGGAAGAACCAAATGGCCAAAGAACAGGCCGATCTGAAGACCTGGCGTGTCACCGACACGCTGGGGAATGTCGAGATGATCAAGGCCCACTTTCTCTTCCGTGAGGAGAATGGTGGGATCACCTTCCGTTTCAAGACAGACACTCAATCCTATGTGCCAGCCTGCTATGGCGCCGGCCAGTTCGTATCGTGCATCNACCTTCCGTTTCAAGACAGACACTCAATCCTATGTGCCAGCCTGCTATGGCGCCGGCCAGTTCGTATCGTGCATCCTGCTCGATCCGCCTGCCGAGCCTGCCGCTGCACCGACGGGCACCTTACCTCCCAAGCAGGCGCCCGTCATCCCATTCCACAAGCGAGGGCGCTACGCCCAGCTCGACGACGAGATCCCCTTCTAGGAGCAATCCCATGCCCAAATACACCTTCGTCGCCGATGGCGAGCCCAGCTTCTACGGCGTCTACAAAGACGGGAACTGGTTCGCCAAGATCCAGTTCAATGGCGAGATCACCGTCGCTCACGAGGAGGTATTCCTCGCGATGATGGCGAACACGGCCGCCACGCTCGACGCCATGAAAAGCCTGATTGGAGACATCGATAGCATGCAGTCCGAAACCCAGCCGAACTGGTTCGGGCCTTTCGGGGTGTATGAGGACGCCGGCAGCTTCGGTGAGGATCAGGTCGAGATCGAGTGGCCCAACCTGGCCATCTCGGTCGAGAACCTGCAGAAGGCCATCTTCAACCTCAACACCGATCGTCAGATCGAGGGCGAGCTCACCAAGCAGGTCCTCATCTCCGGCAAGAAGGCCCAGGTCATCCTCACCGATGATCTGGATGCTGTGCTCAAGGACAGCAAATGAGCGGGCGCTCCAACGAGAACCGCTACCGGCGCGACCGGTGATCGCCTCGCCATGGCCGAAATTGAAGGCCGACGCCGGCCCGAATACTCCCACGATTATATTCCCGATCTCTGGGATCCGGAACCATGGTCCGACAAGGAACAAAACGATGAACCAGAAAGTGAAGACCACGTATCATCGCCTGCTCGCCGAGCACGGCTTCATCATCAACGGTGAGGCAGCTGTTCCGCCGGCAGGAATGGGCGAGTTCACCGCAGCTGATATCATCCAGCGCTGCTGGCTCGACGCTCAGATCGAGGCCAACCGGGTCTTGCCCCACTGGCACGACCAGAACCCCTGGAACGACCGGCTCATGTATGTACCGATCGAGGAGCTGGCCGAATGCTTCATGGGCATCGGCCGGCTCGTCCATCTGAACGACAACGAGGTCACCATGTGTGACGTCGCCTTCGTCCTGCAGAACTGGGCGCAATATGGCGACAAGCTCGACGCCTACATCCTCACCGGCCCGCTGACCACGGCCAGCATCAGGTTCGGACCCGAAGGCCCGGACTATCTCTCACCAGGCTTCAGCCTGCCCAAGCTCAGAGCTCTCATGCTCAAGTACGGGAGCCAGAAAAGGAAATCCGCATGAGACCGACTGGGTCACGTTTCTGCAATGAGCCCGGGTGCAACCAGCGAGCTACCCATGGCTTCTCGAAATGCGAACCTCACGGCCTGGCCGCTCAACAGCGAAACCTGGCCGACAAGGAACGCTGGGCTCAAGAGGACCGACAGAGAGCCGAAAGCGAGCTGGAGACGTTGGCCAAGCTGTTCAATGTCGACACTTCCGCAATCGAGGCACTGGTCGAATACGTGAAGGAAAAAACATGAGCACCAAGCTTTATCTGGTCGAATCGACCGACAAGGAAGGCGAGAACGTCTCCGCTATCGTCGAGGCCACCGACGCCAACGATGCCGTCAATCAATGGCACGCCTGGCTGGCCAACTACCGCAAGAACGGTCTCGATCAAGTCGGGGCCGATGACGAAGAGACCCCTCCTCGCCAGGTATTCGAGCTGCCTGAGAAAACAGGATCTTCCTGTTTCTTTCGTTGGCATGCCGACGACGGCGTCATCGAGCACGAGATCTAGGAGCACCAGCATGAAAATCAGCCAGGTCATCGAGACCCTCAAGCAGATCCAGGTCGAGTTCGGCGACATCGCTGTCACCGGCGGCACCATGATGGACGACTATCCCTTGTCGTCGATCTCGGTCACCGAGAAAGGCGGCATGGAGATCTGGCCTCACGATCCCAACGGCATCACTAAGGATCCGAAATACAAGATCGAGATCGATGGGGTGTTCTTCCAATGAGCCTCATCTTCGTCTTCGGCTCCAACACAGCCGGCCGGCACGGCAAGGGGGCAGCTCTCACTGCCCTGCGCCACCACGGCGCCATCTACGGCCAGAGCACCGGCCTCATGGGAAACGCCTACGCACTGCCCACTTGTGACGCCGGCTTCAGATCGCTGCCGCTGCAGATAATCAGGCACGAAGTCCAGCATTTCATCGCGTTTGCTCGCTCTCGCAAGGACCTGGGCTTCCAGGTAACCCGAGTCGGCTGCGGCCTCGCCTACAACACGGACGATCAGATCGCCCCGATGTTCAAGGAAGCGCCTGCTTTGAACGTGTTCTTTGACGAAAAATGGAGGCCGTTCCTCGGGAACGGATATGACTATTGGGGAACGTTCTAAGACTGCTCATCCAGATCATCGGGATCTCGATCACCCTGGTTCGCCAGGCCCAACAACACCAAAGGTCGCTCAGCAATGAGCGGCCTTTTTTGCATCTATCACCGGCTACCGCACCGCTAGGCTTTCGCATCGAGCCGGCGCCAATCCCTGTTCCAACAATCGAGGAGAAAAACATGCTCGAATTCCAGATTGAGATCGAGAAGCTCTTCCACAAGAACCAGCTCTTCCCCAGGATCAAGGGCGAGTTCACCGGCTGCAAGGAGTTCGACTTCGCCAAGCATATGAAGGCGCACGGCATAGAGCCGGAGTTCGGCTACGATCTCCTGGTCCAGATGGTTCTCAACAAGCGGGCGCCCCTGCAGACCCTGGTCGGCGTCCTACGCAAGCACTTCGGTGGCGACTGCCAGAAGACCGCTGACGCCCTCGTCAAGGCCTGTGAGGCCGATATGGTCGACTGGAACCCTGTCCAGCGCCAGTTCATCGTCCGCTTCGGCATCTCGCCGGACATCCAGGAGGATCTCGACCGCTACCAGTATCCCCTGCCGATGGTTGTCGAGCCAAAGGAGCTGACGGCCAACAACACCAGCGGCTACTATACCGGCAAGGACTCGGTCATCCTGCGCGACAACTACCACGACTACGACGTGTGTCTCGACCACCTGAACGCGATCAACAAGACCAAGTTCAGGATCAACCAGCAGGTGGCGACCAAGGTCAAGAACAGCTGGCGCAACCTCGACAAGCCCAAGCCCGACGAAGACCGGGCCGAGTATGAAAAGCGGGTGCGTGCGTTCGAGAAATACGATCGCACCGCCCACGACGTCATGCATCACCTGGGTCTCGCCGGCGAAGGGGAGTTCTACCTCACCCACAAATACGATAAACGTGGCAGGACCTACTGCCAGGGCTATGTCGTCAACTACCAGGGCACGGCCTGGAACAAGGCAGTGATCGAGTTCGCCAACCAGGAGGTCATTGAATGAAGTCACCAACCGGCCGGCTCCCAAGCGGGCCGAACATCCAGAACATCCTGATCCGGACACCAGAGGTGAAGGCGATAAAAGACGCCCTCATCAAAAAGATCAAAAAACAGCGTTGAAACTGACAGATAATCGATTAGGATAATCAGGCCGAAATCGGAGAACGAAAATGTTCCGCTTTTTCTTCCTAATCTGGTTCTCCCACTCCCTTGAGAACCCACTGCGCGAAGCGGGAGCATCCTTCCCAGTGGTGATCCGGAGAAAGGAACGAACTAGACCCTGCCACAACGCCGGCTTCGTCTAGCGAGCGCCACCAGATGCTCCTTCCCACCTCAATACAGAGCAGCCCCATTCCGGGGCTGTTTCTATTTTGGAGATAATCCTATGAGCGTTATCAGCAAACAACTGTTCGTCGGGCTCTTCGGTGAGATCTCCGGCCCCGACAAGCCAAGGGTCCACAACAAGCACCATCGGACGGCGCCGGCAGATGCCGTCTACGTCGGCCGCGGCAGCCCATGGGGCAACCCCTGGAGCATCAACATCGACGGCTCTCGAGAATTCGTAATCGAGAAATTTCGTACCGAGATCCTGCCGACCCTCGACGTGACCCCGCTCAGGGGCAAGCACCTGGTTTGCTTCTGCAAGCCGGCGGCATGCCACGGCGATCTAATCCTCCAGGAGGCAAACAAATGAGCTTCAAAAGCGTAGGCTACACCAGCGGCGGCAAAGTCGTCATCACGCTGGGCAACGGCACCGATCTCGTCCTCGACGAGAACGATCAGCTTTGCGTCATCGACTACTCAGGCACGCGCATCGAGCTCGGCAAGGGCACCAAGAAGCGCTTCGCCAACCTCAAGGAATATCTCGGCCGACTGGCCGTCCACGCCACTGAGGAGTGACATCGTGGGCGATTTCAGCGTCGACTTGGATATCGACCTATGGGGACGCGGCAGAGGCGTTAACGGACAACTCGGAAACCAATGGCTCCGGGACCACTATCCGCACGTCGATCTCTACGGAACCAAGTTCGGCAAGAACGAGCCCAGAACACTTGAAATACTCCAGGAGTTTTTCGAGCGGGATCACAACGAGCAATACCCGTTTCTGCTGAGATTCGGGGTCGTATTCTTCCAGGAAAAGGAACAGGCCGATCTATTCAGAGGCCTGCTCTACATCTATTAACCCAACCACAGGAGCGGCTACCACATGTTCCAGGAATTCACCGGACGCGAATATCTCAAGATCGACATCGCCAACAACTTTGGCCTCGACAAGCAGGACTGGGACGTTCGGCTCGATTGGTTCGACAAGAACGAGCACCAGCTGCACACCCTCCTCAACAAGGCGGAAGAGCCAGCCCTCTTCTACGCCGCCATCCTCGCCTGGGAAGCAGCCAAGGCCGGCAAGCCCTCGGGCTACCCGATCTCGCTCGACGCCACCTGCTCGGGCATCCAGATCCTGGCAGCCCTGGCCGGCGATCGTAAGGCGGCGCAGATCTGCAACGTCGTCGACACCGGTCATCGGGAAGACGCCTATGTCTCGATCTACCAGGACATGGTCAACAAGCTGGGCGATGCTGCCAAGATCGACCGCAAGCTCACCAAGCAGGCCATCATGACCCATTTCTACAGCTCGACGGCAGTGCCGAAGAGCGTGTTCGGCGAGGGCCAGCTGCTCTCGATCTTCTATGACACCGTGCGCGAGAATGCGCCGGGAGCCAGTGAGATCACCGACACCATGCTGGCCATCTGGGACGAGACCAAGCTCGTCTACGAATGGGTCCTGCCCGACAACTTCCATGTCGTCGTCAAGGTCATGGGCTCAGTCACCGAGACCGTCCACTTCCTCAACGCACCGTTTGACATCTCCTACAACGTCAATATGCCCATCAAGGGCGGCCGTTCGCTGGGCGCCCACAAGAACCACTCTGTTGACGGCATGATCGTTCGCGAGATGCAGCGGCGCTGCAACTACAACCCGGAGAAGATCCAGGAGCTCACCAAGCTCCTCGACGCCGGCGCAGCGGGCCGCAGCACGCATCGATACCAGGACAAGCTGCTGATCACCCTGCTGGAGCACCACAGGCATTCCAGATTCCTGTCAGCGCGTGTTCTCGACTTGCTCGACATAGACAACCTGGGCCTGATCTCTCCGGCCCTGGTATACGACCTGATCCACAGCCTGCCCAAGAAGCCTTTCGAGGTCATCTCGGTGCACGACTGCTGGAGATGCCTGCCCAACTATGGCAACGATCTGCGCCGGCAGTATAACAATCTGCTCGCTCTGATCGCGGAATCGGAGCTGCTGGGCTTCATCGTCGCCCAGATCATGAACCGTCCGATGTTCACCATCAACAAGCTCGACCCTCACCTGGGCCGGGACATCCGCAATGCGAACTACGCTCTCTCGTAAATACTGGTCTGATTATCAAAGATAATGTAATGTGGCCCCACTTCCTGATTTTCAGGGAGTGGGTCCACTTCATTATCAGGAAAAGATAGACATGATCACCTACAAGGTAAATCTCAGCGCCGACAAGAAGACGGTGTACGTCGGCAAGGACACCGTTGCCTTCCCGGGCGGCGGCACCGATCTCGGCACCTACGTCCATGACGATCCGACGGATCCGTTGGGTGCGCTCAAGAGCGGCCACTCCCGGCATTTCGAGCACATCCGGGAAATCCTCGGCCGCCGCAGCTGGGCGAATCCGGCCAATGCCGCCCTGTTCCCGAACAACATCATCGATATGGCGAGCATCAAGATCGTGCGCTACGGCGCCGCGGAGACCGCCGATTATCTCAGCGCGGCCAACGTGACCCGAGCTGGCGCCGGCACGATCACCCCGGTGGTCAAGTACCGTACCGAAGTCGGCGACGTCGGTGGCGTCAATGCGGTTCTGACCGACTTCAACTGGGTCTCGTCCGATCCGACCAAGGCGACCGTCAGTGCCGCTGGCGTCATCACCTATGTCGCGGTTGGCGTCACCAACATCACGGCGACCGAGAAAAACGGCACCAAATCGGTGACCTTCAAGGCGACCATGACGTAATCAAAGAAAATCCCCACAAAATACTGTGGGGCATTAAAAACTTATCCACAGCCTCCGATTTTTATTAATCGGGGGCTTTTTTCTTGGCCGGGTTTCGGTAATAAGCATCCCAGAAACTTTCAAAATGTGTAGAAAATCATGACATACATGACTGACACCATGCGGGTTGAGCTGTCTCTGCCCGTCCACATTATGTTGAGCGTCCTGCTTTGCGGCGCCAACTGCGCTGAGCCGCCGGCAAGTCCCGGCCCCGAGATCGGGGCACTCCAGAAATGGATGGACGACTGGAAGCGCTTCAACGATCGCCTGGCGACGGACAAGCTGTTCGCTGCCTCCTACAAGACCTTCCAGGCGACCAAGAACCATCTCATGGCCGCCTGCAATGAAGCCCTCGACGGTGTCTACCCCGACAGGAAGCAGCTCTCCCTGCTGCGCCGCATCGAGCGTATCCACGCCGAGATGGTCCAGCCCTACGTCAAGGACAAGGAAGCCGACCCAAGGAAGATAGGCCTCGTCGCCTTCTACCTGCTGCAGCACCTGGTCGAGACCCGGACGTTGATAGTCCCCGAGGATAGCCACTTCGGCAAAGCCCTCGATCACATGCTGCCAGCCCTCTCGCCCTGGGAAGGATCCACCGACCAGGAGATCCAGGACTACGACAACCTCAACCGCTCGGCCCGCAAGCAGGTCCGCAAGATCCTGCTCCATCTGCAGGCTGAGGGTTATTATCGGGGATTATCTCTCCCCGATTATCAAGAAAAGGAAGCTGCATGACATCCCGCATCAACCGACAGGTTGAGAGGCTGACCAAGCAGATGCACCGCATCAATTCCGAGGCTGCCTCTCAAGCCTGCATAGAGTTGATGCTCACCGATCACACAACCGAAGAAGTAGTCACCTGGCTCCGTGCCTGGGCGACGTACCTGGAAGAACGTTCGTGACACGCTCCCTCGCCATCTCCCAACGCCAAGTTCAGTCGCTGATTCGGGCGGCCGATGCCGAAAAAGCTATTGTAGAAGTCAAGGTCGGAAACGCTGTTTACCGACTTATCCCCAAATCTCTCGCCGATATCGCCGCACCGGCTCTTGACGAGAGTCCCTCTCCGTCCGCCTTTAAGAACCTGGATGAATACCGGGCTTGGAGGGAGAGGCACCGTGATCGTGAAGATTAAGGGTATCCACAAGGTCAAGATGACGCTGGCTGATGGGTCGAAGGAGACCTACTACTACGCTTGGCGTGGCGGCCCCCGCATGAAGTCGGCGCCGCACACCGAGGCGTTTGCTCGCGAGCATGCCCGTCTCAAGGACAAGGCCGCCGAGATCTCCAAGGTCATGCCGACCCTGGATACCCTGATCGAATATTTCACCGGGCCGGAAGCCGAGCTCAATCCCGACTTCCTGGCTCTGGCCGAAAGCACTCGTGTCGATCACCAATATGCCCACAAGCTGATCCTCAAGGAATGGCCCGGGCTGCCCCTCTCCTTCACGCAAGCGAAGGGCTTCAAAGGCGACATTCGTAAATGGCATCGCAGCATGCGAGCCAACCCGAGAAAGGCCGACAAGGCTCTTTTCTCCCTCTCGAAGGTGTTCTCCTACGCCATCGAGAATGAATATGACGGGATAGACAAGAACCCCTGCACCGGCATCAACCGGCTCTACAAGGGATCCAGAAAGGACTTCCTGTGGACCGCCGAGCAGATAGCCATCCTGCGCGAGAAGCTTGAGGCGCACTTGTTGCTGCCATTCGAGATCGCACTCGCCACCGGCCAGCGCCAGGGTGACATCCTGTCAATGACCTGGAAGCAGTGGGACGGCATCTACCTGATGTTCAAACAGTCGAAGACCGGCAAGCAGCTCAAGGTCAAGGCTAACCCCCGGCTCAAGGCTCTGCTGGATCCGCTGGCTGTCACAAATAGGGACAAGATCCGGGTCTGCCTCAATTCTCGCAGCCGGCCATGGACCAAGGATGGCTTCAAGACGTCCTGGGGCAAGGCGATGGCCTCCGAGGAGATCAACATCAAGGGCGTCACGTACCACGACCTACGCGGGACGTTCATCTGCGATCGAGCCAGGGAAGGCTCATCGATCGAGGACATCGCCCGCATATCCGGCCACTCGATGGCCGAGATCAAATCGGTGCTCGAAAAGCACTATCTGGCTACCGATCAGGGGCTCTCCGACGCGGTTATCGATCGCATGCAGAAGAACCCTTAG